CATTTTAGATTCTTCTGATGTTACTCACTCACGAGCTAAATCACCTCTGCGTTTTCTTTCTTCAGCTCCTAACTCATATACTTTCATTATAGCATCAGCTGCGTCTTTAAAATCAACTCTATCATCAAATATATAAGGTGTAGGTACTGAACCTTGTATACTTATACTACTTGGAAATACTGGTACTGCCCAATCTCCACATTTTTTATATGTTCCAAAATGATTAGAACAAAAATCTTTATCAAACTCAATCCAATTGCCGTTTTCATCCTCAAACCTCATTTGATCCTGCATACCACCAGTAACATTAGCTATAATCATTTTACCACACATCATACCTTCAGTCAATGATAAACCCCATCCTTCATTAGATGATAATAATATAACAGCATCAGATAAATTATATAATAAATTAATTTCTTCAGATGATATTCTTTGATCTGAAAAATATATTTGAGAACATTGTTCTTCTGTAAATAATATATCCCTAACAGAATATAAATCTGTACCATGTTCATCAATAGGTTGTGTATGTAATATAATAGCACATTTGTCTGCTTTTTCTTTAGGTAATTTATCTAAAAATAACTTAAAAGCAGCTAGTGTATCAGGAACTGATTTACGTCTAATGTTTCTAGAATTAAACATTAAAGTAAAATCATAATTCTTATCTTTAAAAATCTGAGTCTTAGCTTTTAATAATTTAGAATCATTTTTATCTACAGGATGAAATATTTTTTCATTAATACCATGTGGTATATAACTTAATATTTTATTCTTAACTTTATCACCTAACACTAATTTATTTATATTAAGTGTTTGTTTTGATATAGCCATTAATCCATCACATGATTCATAATAAGCCTCATTATATAATGGTGCTGGATATTCATCCCAAATATTTAAGTAAATCATAGGTATGGTTTTTCTAATTTCATTTTCCATTTGAAATAACCAAGTCCAATATCTTGGATCAGTGAAAAACATTAACACATCTGGTTTTTCTATGTCTATTAATGTTCTAATTAATTGAGGATCACCATAACCTGATACTGGATATACAAATACACTAGCATCATTAATTTCATTAAATATGTTAGTGTCTGGACTTAAATCAAGTCGTTTACCTTGTTCTGGATGATTAATAGCACCACCTACATTTGTCCAATTAAAGACATGAGATGTACCTACAACCATTTCTCTAGCTATAGTAGCAATACCAGATGTAAATCTAATATCATCACATAATAAGAGTATTTTTTTTCTCTGTTCTTTAGGAATGTAACCTTCTTTCATAACGTATTTTAATTATTTTTTAAACTTGACTACCGGATAATGCTAAGTTATTGTGAGCGTGTATTTCTTTTCTGAAATCATCATCAGTTAAATACATATGAATACTTCTATCTACTAATTTTTGAAGTGAGAATTTTGTACGTACACATAGTACTTTAAATTCTTCAAATAACTCTTCACTAACTTTAACACTTGTTAATTTATTTTCTGCCATAATATATTGCTTTTATTGCGTATATAAATATATACAGAAATCAAAAAACAACATTCTTATTACAAAGTGTTTTATCATTACTGAATGGACAATAAGTACAAGAATCTTTACTTACTATTTTAGGATATTCTTTATCTATTGATTTACCATCACCATCAAAACATTCAGATAAGAATGAATTAAATCGTTCCATTGCTTGTTTACGTTTTGTTTTACCACTAGCTGGTTTAAATGATGATATATAAGGTATAGGGAATGCATCATTCTCCCAAATTTTTCTTTTCATTATAAAAAACTCAACTTCAATCTTATCAATATCAATATTATATTGTTTTGAAAAATATTCTTTATAAAGTAATATTTGAGATATTTTTATCTCATCCTTTTTAGCTTTATCATTCCATCCTTGTCTTGATGTTTTGATATCATATATATAAACTTTATCTAAATCTTTATCATATAATACAAAATCAATATAACCTTTTAAGAATAAATTTTTAGATAGATTAACCATTAATGGCATCTCAATTCCTAATAATACTACATTACGAGTTGAGAAAAGTTGAGTACGATGTTTTTTAAACCAAGTAAGTACACTAACCCCATCTTCAAAAAATTCTTTCATCTCATCTGGATTAGAGAAATGTTGTTTACTTCTTTCAAATTCTTCTTTGTACACAGCTCTAAAACGTTCATTAAACATAGCTATTATATCTATTCTGTCAGCAGCTGCTCCACTTTCCTCATACATTACTTTTAAATAATGTTGTACTGTTTCATGAACTGAAGTACCAAATATAGTATGAATTGATGCTTGATATGAAGCTAAACCTTTAACATAATTCAAATACCATTGATGAGGGCATCTACGATATATAGAATATTGAGAATAAGATACTGTGGTTTGAAATCTATAATCTATTTCTTTAGGTGCAGTATTTTTTATTTTTAATTCAACTTCAGTTAATTTATTTTTTGCCATATTTCATTCTTATTTGTTCTCCCAACTGCATATCATTAGGATATTTATTAACTAAATCTTGAATTGTATTTAATGTAGTTATTTCTTTTTTTAAATATTGAGCCATGTCTAATGCTTCTTCATACGCATGTTGAAGCATATTTTGATGGTTATTTTCACCTAATGTTGTATTATATTTTTTTAAACCTACATCTGCTCTCAACTTTAAATCTTCCATCACTGACCATGTAATATCATCTTGTGGGCGTTCAATTATTTTACTCATATAGAATGTATTTATAATTTAAATTTAGTTAATTTAACTAGGGACGCCAAGTTAATTAATTGTTAATAATTTACTGTATTATCTAGTTTATCTTTTTTAGTGATAAACTTATTGCTTATTTCATTAATTAGTTTATCTAATCGTGAATCAATATAACTAATGTTATTATCAATTCTACGATCAGTAACTTCTTGTAAATCGTGTCGATCACGTTCAATTGAATTGTATCTAGACTCAATATCCATCCAGACATTTCTCATTTCTTCTTCTATTGACTTGACCTTTTTTGATACCTTAATAGCACCAATAGTAAGCCAAACCAGTATCCCAACCACAACTGTAGCTGAAACACCTAATAAAAATGTAATCATTGTTTTTTTCTCCTTTTTTGTTTTGTACTTGGCGTCCCCAAGTTAAAAGTATTTTTTACTAATTGAGTATCAATTATGTTAACATAATCTTTAGCTTCACGAGTACTACATTGATAATATTCAGCTACTGCTTTAATAGTCTCAGAGTCATTTTTACCACTTGCTTTAATATATTTAAAGAATGATTTCTTTTTAGGTAATAAATCACAATAGAATTTATAAACCATTCTATTAGGACAATTAGGATATTTTTGAATCATATTAACAACATCAATGTAATCTGGATTCATACTTATAAAACGATGAATCATGAATGTATTAAATTCAGATTTATCTTCATCCGTAAATGTATTCCACGGTTGTTTATTATATGTTATCTGATTTATCCAATCAAATAGATTCATCTAGATTCTTTAATGGTTCTGGTAGGAATGCTTCATTAACATGACCGCATTTAGAACAACTAAATACAGGTAATGGAATTAGAGCATCTTGAGGTGTACCTGTTAAAAATTTATTTGCTTTTCTAAGCATAAGACCTTCTTGGAATACATCATGACCACACTCATCACAAACAATCGGAGTTGTTTTCTTTAGGTCAATGTTTAATTTAATTTGTTCTTGTTGACTCATATTATATATTTAAAAGTTTAGCGATTGCGGACATAAAACATATTTCTTTATCAGGTATAGTTGTTGAATGAAATAAGTATTCTTCTATAATTATAGTAGCATCAGGTGATGAGAACTCATTATGTAGTTCCTTATATAAACCTGTAAAATCAGTCACATTATTATCTGCTATAAGTTGTCTGATATTATTAAATGATGTTTTTTTCTTTGATTTGACTTCATTAATTATTTGTTCTGTATAATGACTATCAATAATATTTTTAGCTATTAATTTACCTCCAATTGATAGACCCTGAAGTGAATTAAGTGCTCGTCTAATATCAGGATATGTTTTTTTGATTATTTCAACTACATCTTTAATATCATACTCTATTTGTTCTATATCAAGTATTTCCTTTAAACGTTTAGCTATGGTTTTAGGTTCGGGAGTATTTAATGCAAATGACGTTAATCTTGATTGTAATGGATCAATAATACGCTCTACAAAATTACAAGTAAATATAAATCTAGTTGTTAAACTAAATGATTCAATAACATTCCTAAGTGCCGCTTGAGCATTTATAGTTAAGAAATCAGCTTCATCTAATATAACCACTTTAAGTGGTTTAAATGTAGCTCCAGAAGCAAATTGTTTTACTTTATCTCTAATTGTATCAATACCATTCTCATCAGAACAATTTAGATATATAAAATCACAATTGATATTTCCTACAACTAATTTAGCAGCTGTTGTTTTACCAGTACCAGCTGATCCATGAAGTAATAGATTAGGAAAATCATTTTTATCAATCCATCCTTGTAAACTATTAATAAACTCTTCATTACCTAAATATCCTTCTAAAATACTAGGACGATATTTCTCTACCCAAAGAGTATGTTTTGTATTAAACATAACTTTTATTTTTTAATATATTCAAATATAATGTCAATATTTCGAGGCGCCAAATATTTTATAGTATGGTACTTATTAATATGGTTTAATGGTTTAGCTTCTTTTTCATGTTGTGACCATTGAAACTCACCACCAAATCCCATCCCACAATAATAACCTAAATCACTATAAACAATAAATTCAGGTTGAATACAGTCTATCGGTTTATTTTCTTTCTTTTTCCTACCCATTTTATTTTACTGAATTAGTTTTTAATTGATTGTCTTCTACTATAAGATATTCTCCTGATGTATCCATTGTATCTATAAAATAATATCTACCACCAGTAAATTTATCTGATCCTTTTAGGTCAAGTCGTCTCATTTGAGTATGACCTACAATTTGAATATAATCTTTCTTTAATCCTTTATCATGTTTTTTATTTGCACTCATAAGTGAACCTGGTCTAATCCAAATTGGAGTTTGCGTTGTATTATCTCCATAACCATCAAAGCCATTAAATTCAAATGCTTTAGGTTTGTATTTAAATAGTTCATTTAAGTCAACTACAATACTCTCTTTAGACCAACCATCAGATCCAAATACTTGATCCATGAATATAGGACTTACACCAGCATGAGTGAATAGATAATCTCCGAATCCATAAGCCATTTGTAAATGATATCTATTTTCATCTATTACTTGAGTAATTGAAGGTGCAATTCCAGATTGATATCCACTTGTACCTGTGTATCCAATTTCTGGAAAGTAGTGATGGTCGTGATTGCCAATTAATAATGTAACTTCAATTTGTGGATTATTTTCTTTGTATTGAATAATCTCTTTAAAATTATGAATTTGTTCTACTCCTGGAATATCAAATGAATCAAAGTAGTCACCTATAAAGATAATCCTATCAGGTTGTTCCTGATGTATGGCTAGTTTCCAATTGGAACGACCATGTGTATCGCCTAATATTATTGTTTTCATAATTTAAATATAGTTAAAGAATTTAGGTTAATTACTTAATGGTGCTTTAATTGCTGGATGTGATTGGTAATTTTCTAATTCAAAATTGACTTGTCCGTGTATTGTTTCATCAAATCCTTTATGTTCTAAGTTAGCTAAAAATATAGGATTCATTTTTAGTTTAGGTAATTCATAAGGATGTCTTGAACATTGTTCTGCTGCTTGTTCTAAATGATTGTTATATAAATGAACATCACCTAAATTGCCAATCAATTCATCGGGTACCATATTAACTAACTTAGCAATTATTTCTAATAACAAAGCATAAGATGCTATATTAAATGGTAGTCCTAAAAATGTATCTACACTTCTTTGATTCCACATTAATGAAATTGCTCGTGTTGGTATATTATTCTCTTTTAATTCCTCTACTGTATAGTATTGAGGTAGATTATCTTTTTCAGTCAAACATAAATGTTTATCCATAAGTTTAACTCGTTCTGTTTCATCTAACTCTCTCGTATAAATTTGAAATCCATAATGACAAGGTGGTAATACCATTTGGTCTAACTCACCTACATTCCAAGCCGATACCATTAATCTTCTACTATCAGGATTTGTTTTGAGTTCGGAGATTAGATTTGCGATTTGATCTATTTCAATAGGAAAGTCTTCCCAAGTGCTTGTTGTTTTATCTAATCCTTCCCAACTTCTCCATTGCTTACCGTAGATTGGTCCTAACTCACCCCACTTATTAGCAAATTCATCATCGGTTTTAATTAAATTTATAAATTGTCCTATATTCCAAATTGAAAAATCAGGATCTTCATCATCCTCACTATTACTCATAAAATTTTTGAAAGCGTCACCATCCCAAATATGACAATCATTATCAACAAGATATTTGATATTAGTGTCACCTCTTAAAAACCACATTAATTCAGTTACAATTGCTTTCCAAGCCATCTTCTTTGTAGTTAATAATGGAAATCCTTCTTTCATGTTGTGTCTAATCTGTCTACCAAATATTGATTTAGTTCCAGTTCCTGTTCTATCTGCTTTATCTACTCCGAAATGTATTAAATCAAGTAATAATTCTTTATATTGACGATCTATATTATTCATAAATTTATATTGTTTATTCAGTTATAGGTTCATCCCAAACTTTTTTAAAGAACTCATCCATGTTATACTCTCTTTTTATAACTAATCCTCTAATATATTCAATTCTTTTTTTATCACCCTCAATATTAATATTATGTTCATTAACACGAGCTATCATATTATATAAAGCTCTAAGTGTATTATAATAAGGTTTAGCATCTTTTATAAAACTTACCATACGTTCCCAATACTTAAAAGCAGTGGATGATCTAGGATCTAAAGCGTATCTCATTCTGTAACTATAAGTAATGCTAGGATGTACAAGACGAAGTTCAAAATCATCATAATATATAGTTATGATATCTTTTTTTCTAAGTATTTCATCATTAAATATATCTATTTTAAAATATTTATGAACTGAAAGATCAACTCCGAGAATATCATTTTCTACGTCATCCCATGATTTTGAAAATTGCCACATACGTTCTTTAGGATCAAATTTATATGGTATTTTGAATTTTTCACCAGCTCCATCCCAACCATATCCTACTTTCATATCATTTAAATCAAAGAAGTTTTTTATATTATTATAATCTTCTTCAGTAAATTCTTCTCTTAAACCAAAATCAAAATCACCTATAGGACTCATAGGTTCAAGACCTAGTAATCTAAGAGATAAACTACCTGTTAAAACAAATTTATTATTCATTGTTAACATAGGTAAAATATACTTATTAAATGCTTCTTTAGCATCTTTATCTAGGTTATCAAGAATATTTTGTTTAAACTTAAGTTTTAATTTACCTGTTTGGGAATCAATATTATAAACTATATTCATAACTTTTATTTAATGTAATTAAAAAATTTGTTAACTACTTGTTGTTCACCTTTAGATCTAGGTTGAGCAGGTGGTCGTTCTACTACTTTGGCTTTTCTACCTCTAGGTTTTCTAGGTTTGTCATCATCATAATCACTCCAGTTCCATTTCTTAACTTTCTCTAAAAATGCTGATTTATAACTTGCTAAACGTTCAGTTTCTGTTCTCATAACCTTAATTTATAAAATGAAATAAAGTCAAAATATTCGATCCTTATCTTCATCATCAATTTCCCAATCCAAAAAATCTTTACCTTTATAATCTTTATGATGCTTATGCATATAAATAATTCCTCCAGCCCATAACCAAGCTATTGTAATTGATATAGCTATTATAAGTAAAATTAATCCTATCATTGTTTTTTATTTTTAAATAAGTCTGATAATTTTTTTGCTGGTCTAATAATTTTTCCGGTATGTTCCTCTATTAATGGAGCTCTCCATAGTTCATATGATAACCAGATAAAAATTATAATTAATATAACTGTTAATCCCACCATCCTCTAATGTTTTGTTCTAATATTTTAAATAGTAATTTATGTGCTCGTTCTTCATTTATTCTAGCTATTTGAAGTGCAATTTTTGCTTTAGGTGCTTGTAAATCAGGAACCATTCTATATATTAATGGATATTTTTTAAAATAATCATCATAATGTTCTGATATTGGTTCCTCATCCATTTCATAACTACCTGGATGGGAAATACTAGGTATAAATTTAATATCTGATTTGTAATAATCAATGTATTCCATCCCATAATATTCGCTTTGTACTTTTTCAATTAAACGAACACACAGCATCATTATTTCAGCATCACGTTTAGCTCTAGTATGTCTATCTTTATCACCAATATACTTAGCTTGATTTTTAAGTTTAAATTTGAGTATTTCAAAAATGAAATGATCATCCCAATCTTGGTCTTTCCAGATAATAGGAAACCAACGAATTAAATTGTAGATTTGTTTGAAGAATTGTTTTATTCTATACATAACCTTAATTAATAATAAAAAAAAATGGGGACTCAAATGAGTCCCCTTTTACTTACTTAACTGGAACTGGACGGTTTGGTGTTTCTCCACCTACTGGAATTTGAGATGTGGTAGAGTCTGTAGCTGATATAGCTGAATCAACTACTGATGCACTGTCTGATACTACTAAACTGTCAGTAGTTGTCTGTTCTGTTGAACTGTTTCCTCCGCAAGCTGTAAATACAACAGTTGCTAATACAATCATAACTTTTTTCATAAAATTTATTTTTTTATATAATTAAATATAACGTCTTATCTCGGTCAAGCCAAATTAGTGTTTGTTTAATAATAACAATAATTTTTTATACACTATTTTTTAAAAATCTTTATTTATTCCAAAATTAAAACTTTCTGCTTTATCATACCCTAAACCACTTTGTCTACAGTAATTTAGAGATAGTGATATTGATTTATCTTTAAAAATATATAAATTATTATTTAAATCGTATTCAGCTAAGATATCTTTGAATGCATAAAAGTAGTTTAAGCCGCCGCTAAAGGAAAAGGAATAATACTTATTGCTGTAGAGCGGAAAAGTTATCTTTGCGCCATTATACTCATATCCTTTCAGCAATGACCAGTATCCAAAGTTAACTCCTATCGATATTCCTGATTTTAAATACCTGCCGTATTCAACATTAGCACCTAGTGTATTTTTCCAATCTTTGATGGGAGAATTAAAAAACAACCCTGTACCAGCATATACATAGTTTTTTTGACTGTACGCTGCTGAACTTATTAGGAGTAGTATTATTATTATAATGTTTTTCATTTTTAATTTATCTTCTTATTGGTTTTTTAATTGGTTTCTTTTTTGCTATTGGTTTTTTAGTTACTCTCCTAGCTGTCTTTTTTACAGGTTGAGCTTTTTTTCTATCTCTTATAGCTGAATAGAATATTGATCCACTTAGCATTATAGCTAATGCTAAACAACCAATCATAAAGTTATCAAATATTCGGATAAGTGATAACATCTTAACTGTTTCTTCTTGACCAATTCTAGACTGTAAATCTGTTAACCAGTTAATCCTGTCTGTTACTGATAGTAGCTCTTCTTTAATATTACTTTGCTCTAATAATTTTTGAGCACCTATTTTATCAGTTTCAGCTAACTTAAATATATCATCAAGTTTTTCATCAATGTCAATCATTTGCTTATCAGATAACTTAGCAACTGAGTCTTCTTCAGGAACTAAATATGTAGAAAGATAAGCTTTCCACTCTTTACCTGTTTGTTCTCTTACTTCCATTATCTCATCTTTATGAGTAAGTAGCGTATCTACATTAATAATGCTGGTAGATAACGCACTACTGATGTAGGTTCCGTAGTAATCAAATCTGTGTGATAAAAGGGGTCCTGGCTTTAATCTGTCTTCTAAAATTGTAGTGGCGGATGCTTGTATTTTATCATTTACATGCTTTCCAAATAATGCTACAGCTATTATTATCGCTGTAAGAATGATCATAATTGTTGAACTCTTCATATTAACCTCTTTTGATTCGTGACTTTGATTTTTTAATTATTCTTTTTTTTTGAGGTGGTGTTCCACCTGTTTTTATATTTTTAATAAAATCTGTTGGGTTGTTAGCAAAGTTTGTAGATATCTTAACTATGCCTGTTAATAACTCAGGAGAGTTTAATCCTACCAATCCATAAGTAATAGCTTTATACATGGATGGCACTTCAAACTGCTCTAATATGAACCAAGCAATTAGAGAAGCAATCATGGAGGCAGATATATTACTAATAACTTGTGAAGGAGTTTTATCTTCAGGATTCTTGCTTGTCGCAAGCCTGGCGATCATTCCTGCTGCTCCAATAAGTAATACTATCCAACCTCCATTTAGGAATAATGGAACAAATTTACTTAGGTTATCCATTATTGTTTATTTACTCTGCTTCTTTTTTCTTGTTAATGAACTTATCTACAGAAGCAATTCCGAAACAAGCAATTGTTAATACTTTAAATGAATCATAAATAAATTCATTTACTAACAATGGTTTGTTCATGGCGCCTGTAACTATATCAGCTATAGCAAATGCACACATCATGCAAAATGCTAAAAAACCAATAATAGCTTTTTCATTAATAGTGTTGTTGTCGTCAAATAATTGACTGAAGAATTTTTTCATACTTTTAATTTTTATTTAAACAGAAAAAGATTGTATATATTAATATACAACCTAATTTATTACACATATAAATATTATAGTAAAAAAAAAGGCAACCATTGCTGGTTGCCTGGAATAAAAACTTAGCCTGGGACAGTAAAACTTTTGAGAACTGTGCTAAGTATTATTTATTTTTAAGTCCATCCATATACAATATCTTTTGCTCTCTCTGGACCATACCATTTTAATAATTTTTCTCTATTTATTTTTAAAAATTCATCTCTAGTTTCAGTTGGTACCCATTCAAAATTTTCTTGTCCCATTTTATAATCAGCGGCGAAAAAATCAATTTCTGGATGTCTAATGTGATGAGCTATATCCCATGTTCCACAAATCATAGTATTATAATTGATAGCAAATACTGAATTAAGTATAATACTAACCCATTCAAATGCTTGTATCCAATGACTTGTTTGAAGTATTGGATACATATCATTACTGTTATAAGTTTGTTTTGTTATGTCATTCCATAAATTGAAATATAACTCTATTAACTTAATATCATTAAACCAAAATCCTCTTATCCAACCATCAAATGTAATATCACCTATATAATTTTCTTTCCATTCAAATAAATATGAATCATTTAAATTATCTATTCGTACATTATACTTAGTAAATATATTTTTAAAATAATTATTAGATAATAAATGAGCAAAATCACCACCTTCACCTAACATAGGAGAACCAAATAATAAATTTTTAGTTGCTCCTAATTCATTGAATTTATCAAGTGCAGGTTGAGGATTGAAAACATAATTTACTTTTACACCACAGTCTACTAAAGCAAATTTTGTTATATTATTTTCTATTGCCCACTTCATTCCGTACCTCATTATACCCATAGGAAATTTATAGCTTTCCTTATATAACTCTCTTAACTGATCCATATATTTTTGGTCATCAGTTTCCTGAATTAGATATTCATGTTCTTTACTCCAATCATCTCTTAATGATTCTAAATCAGATATTATTAAATTGAAATCAACTTTAACATCCTTTAATATTTCTGGTGTGTTAGTTACAATAACAATATTAGCTTCTTTCGGAACAAATTGAAAACTTTGAATAACTGGTTTGATATAATTAGTACCTACAAGAGTGTAGATATAATAAAAATCTTTTAGTTCTGTCATTTGTTTTTTTTATATAAAAATGCTATACCAAATATAGCTGATACTACTAACACTGTTGCTACAGCAACTATATCAATTGTGTTCATATATAATTATTTATTATAAATATAGTGGAGGTAGTGGGATTCGAACCCACGTCTTCGTAATGAACAATAATACCAACGTCTCACACGCTTAGTACTATATTTCTATTGCACCGTAATGGGCATGACCGTCATGGTCTGAATCCACCACTCTGTTTTATGACTACAGAGAAAACTAATTCACAGTCCTTATTTAATGAGTCGATTGTGAGTACTCAATGAATTCTGTTCCTAGGATTTCATACCCGATGCGGACTAAGCTGCTACAGCGTAGTCGGCGCCTACGAACGCCATAAGGTCGTCGAAGGTCATTGTTGACATTTCGTCAGTTATTGTTTAGCATGGATATTAAAGAGGTTTGAACGCCTTCCCTCTGCATGTGATACTATCCTCCGATTACGAATCGATACCATGTTACCCCCATAAATTAAAGAACTATTTATTCTTTCCAGTATATGTACTGGTTAGTGAATGACAGTTTGGGCATAAAAATCTTAAATTAGATAATTCATGATTCCATGCTTTACCATCAATATGATCTAAATGTAGTGATAGTTTTTTACCTTTCCAATCTGAAATTCCACACTCATTACATTCATGAGGAATAAGATTTTCTTGTAAAATACGTTTTCTTACTGATGCTCTTGTTGCGTAGTCTTTTATATTAGTTATTCTTTTTTTAAAATCTTTTTTTAATCCCTTACCAGATTGGTTTGTGTTATAACAACCATAACCCATGGCGTATTTTCTAAAGGTATTAAAATGTAATCCTAATTTAGAAGCAGCGTGAGCCATTGATTCACTACTATTACATATGTCAATGAACTCTTGTTGTGGAATATTTTTAGGTTTTATTCCTAATTTTTTCCAACTGTTTGATTTTTTAGTATCATATTGTTTCACATTAATAAATATTGGTAGATACTAGAAACTAATATTTTTTTGTATGTACCTGGAGCGGGACTTGAACCCGCACGAGCTTTCAGCTCAAAGGTTTTTAAGACCTTCTTGTATACCAATTCCAACATCCAGGCTGGAGTGGGCCTTTCCCCACGGTCAGAAGAACTTAAAACTAACCTACGCACAGTGAGGTATTCTTCATGATTGTTCGCATTGCCTAATCTTTGACTAGTATGACTTCGGTTGCCGTGCGTGTCAATAATTTTAGGAAAGTAGAAGATGGGTGCGTGGACATCTACTTTTACGATTGGCTTTACTTCGGTTCCTACACCTCCTTGCTTACATTCCAACTTTTTAATGAAGGTGTAAGGCTTCCCAATCAACCTTTTGTATCTATATTTAAGCTGTCAAGGGAGGATTCGAACCATCCACGCTGTGATTCAATGTTGGACAAAATAGCCGGCTTGTGGTCAACCCATATCCAAACATCTATCTCAAACTCAGCGCCCACGAGACGAGTGGGTGTGTCTACCTGCTGATCTAGCTTTCACCACTTGACAATTATTAGAATATTTTATTTCTTCTCACTTTAGCTTCTTCTGCTTCACGCGACCATCTAACCCATGTCATAGTAATATCAACCGCCGCTAGAATTGGAGCAAATGGAATAATAAATAGAGTTTCTAATCCTGGTGTTGGTCCAATTGGATTTCCTTCGCCATATACTTTTTTATAGCTTTTAGTCATTTTCCAAACACAATAACTAATACTAATAATGTAAATATACCAAATCATAATTTTTATTTATATATTAAATATATGTTTTAATTCCAGGTCAAAATTTATTACATCATTCCCATCATATTACCCATTCCTTCATCATCTTTTTTATCTTTAGTTGGTTCCTCATATATAACAGTTTCAGTTGTTAATATAGTACCTGCTACAGATGATGCATTTTCAATTGCTAAACGAACTACTTTAGTTGGATCTAATATACCTGCGTCAAGCATATTAACAAATGTTTCAGTTTTTAAATCATATCCTCTCCATGTATTATCATATACATCAGTATTTGGGTCTAAAGCTGTTTTACCTAATTCATACATGTACCAACTTGGATTAGTATAACCAGCATTATCAAGTATTTGAATAAATGGAGCTGATAAAGCACTATAAATTATTTTTTTACCTGTTTTAAAATCTTCACTTTCTTCTTTACTGTATGTAATAGCTTCTCTAGCATATAATAACGCTGCTCCACCACCGGGTAGTATACCTTCTTCATTAGCGGCACGAGTAGCAAATAAAGCATCTTCAACTCTATCTTTATATTCTTTCATATCAATCTCATTCACACCACCAACATTAATAATAGCTACACCACCAATTAATTTACCTAAACGTTCTTGTAATTTTTCTTTTTCAAAGAATGATTGAGCATTATCAATTTGTGTTTTAATTTCTATAGCTCTAGCGGTGATTGCTTCTTCAGATCCTTTACCATCAACAACAGTTGTTTTTTCTTTACTTACTGTTATTGTTCTAGCTGTACCTAAATAAGATGCTAATTGACTTACAGGCATTTTATCTAATTTCAAACCTTTATCTTTAGATATAACTTGACCTCCAGTAACAATAGCTAAATCTTCTAATAGTAATGTTTTACGTTCACCAAAATCAGGTGCTTTAACAGCACATACTTTAACAACACCTCTCATTTTATTAACAATAAGTGTGGCTAGTGCTTCACCATCAATATCATCAGCTACAATAAGTAATGATTTATTCTCACTATTTACTTTTTGTAATACATTTAATAACTCAGCAGCTGTTGTTATACGACCATCATAAATTAATATAAATGGATCTTCTAAAACTGACTGCATTGTACTATTATTAGTGACAAAATAAGGTGATTTATATCCTCTATCAAACTGAATACCTTCTACTACTTCAAGTGATGTTTCACCTGTTTTACTTTCCTCAATAGCAACTACTCCTTCTCTACCTACTTTATCAATAGCAGTAGCGATTAATTCACCTGTTGACTCATCATTATTAGCTGATATTGTAGCTACTTGTTTTAATTGTTCTTCAGATGAAATGTCTTTACTATTTTCTTTTAGAGCTTTAACTACTTGTTTAACAGCAGCATCAATACCCTTTTTGATTTCAACAGCATTTGAACCTGCTCTAACACTATTTAAACCTTCTTTAATAATAGAATAAGCTAATAGTGTTGTAGTTGTTGTACCATCACCCGCAGTATTAGCGGCTTTAATGGCGGCTTGTTTAATCACCTCAGCACCTATGTTTTCAATTGGATCCTTTAAAGTAATTGATTTAGCTACTGTAACACCATCTTTAGTTGATTGAGGTAACTCATTTTGTCTTTCAATAATAACATTACGACCAAATGGACCTAATGTTGATACAACTGCTTGAGATAACTTTCTAGCTCCCTCAGCTAGTTTTTGTCTTGCTTCTTGATTATACTCTATAATTTTACTCATAAATTGCTAATATTTCTGTTTCTTTAGTTACATAATAATCTTCTCCATCCACCATAAATGATACAGCGCCCATCTTAGGTATAAGAACTATATCTCCTGGTTTAATTTTTGAACAAACATACTCTCCTGTATGCCAATTTAAGGTGTCACTTACTGATATTACTTCTCCTATTTCTGGTTTTTCTTTTCCCATATCAGGAATTACAATATTGCCATAAGTTGTTTCTTGGTCCTCTAAAGGCTTAATAATAATGTTCCCATTTAATGGTTTTAATTTACTCATAATACTTTATTTTAATTAATATACTAATTTTTTGTCTCATAGCCAAGCACTTCAGCTTCTTCTATTTCTTCTAGAAAAAATAAATAACCATCTTTTCTTAAAACTTTATTTGATCCTATCCATTTCATCATAGTGTCTAATGGTTCACCAGTGTATTTAGGATCATCTATAACACGACGTTTTAAGATATAAAGTTTATCTTGGAATGGAATAAGCTGGGTTGGTATTAACATAACAGAGTTTTGGTAGGTCTCGTTTTAATTATCCTTGTAATAAGGATTTATTGTTTGATTTGATTTCAACTTTTTTAGGTGCTTTATCAGCTGAATAAGGAACATCAATGATTAATAATCCTTTATCCAATGTAGCATCTAATTTGCTTAAATCAAGTTTAGATGATATTTTCCACGCTAAATCAAATGAGCGTTTAGCTATACCTTTTTGGTAGTATGCTTCAAGTGGAATATCACTTTCCTTTTTTTCGTGTTTAATTCTTAATGTATCTGATTCTGTTTGTATATCTAGATCTTCTTTGTCTAGACCAACTACTGCGAGTTCAAATCGTAACCCGTTTTCTGTCTCGTAGATATCAACTGGGTAGTTGATTTTAGCGTCAATTGTGTTTTGAAACTTACTGTTTTGGTCAAAAAAATTCTTCCAAAAAATGTCAATTGGGTCTGTTTCCCAATGGGATAAATATGTCATTTTAAACCTCCTGTGTTTTATGCTCCCCGAAGGTGAGCGATTTTTAATTATTCGTAACTAAGAGACCTACCGTGTCTCTGTTTGTGTTTATAAATATATTAGTTTGTGGAAAGACGAACTAAATAATAAATAGATTCTATAGAATCTTCTTCAAATGTTAATTTCATTAATCCTTCTTGACTAATCTCTATTTTACCCTTAGTTGTATCAGAATTTGCTTTTAATATTTCTAACATTATATCAGCAGGGAATGGTATTTCACTTAATCCAAATAATGATTCACAATTATTTTTAAATTTAATTTTATTAGCGTAACCATTTCCTTCACCTATAGTGATTAACAATTGTGTTCCTTCATTAGCATCATATTCTGTTTTAACTGTAAATTGTTTAGTATCACCTAATGCCTTTTTAGCGTTAACAAATTTATTAATAAACTCACTATCAATATCTACTGTAGCATCATATGCAGTTGGTTCATTAATATCAGGAACAGACTCAATTAAATTTAGATCTGATAAGTAATAATTCAAATCATATTGATTATCTGCTAAAGTTAGTTCAAGTGGAGTACCACGTTCGCTTTTATTTAGTTTTAAAACTATATAATTATCCATTATCTTGACTAGCTTAACAAATTGACTAGTATTATATATCCCAATTTCACTGTCCTCTAAATCGATGTTAGAACTGGTTATTTTACCTACTAAGTTTTTAAATGGAGTAATAAAATTGATAACTATATTTTTATTGTTAACAACCCATTTAACTGATTCTACAGTTCCTCCTAAATGGTACTTATCAATAACTGATGTTAGAATTTGCTTATTCATATTTTAAATATAATATATTTTTTAGAATGAAAAAAACTTATTTACATAAGCATTTAAACTTGGAAATGACCATTTCAGATCACTATATATACCTTGTAATTTGTTTAGTAGAGTTGAATTAAATCCTTCTTCTTTATCAATAAATTTAATAATAAAATCAGTTATGAATTCTGGATCATTACCTGTAAATCCTATCACTTCTATTTTATATGGGTTGTCTTTTAATTGTATGTAATACATCTTATCACCTTCTGTAAAACATGAATATTTTTTATCTAGTTTTTTAAAACGTAATAAATCATTATACCATATAGCAGCTTTAGTATTAATAGGACATTTAAGTTCTAGTTTAGAAAATATCTGTCCTGATTGTGGAGGTGAAGCTATATATTTTTTAATATTTCTAACTCCGGTTGGTTTAGCGATACTTTTAATAGGTACAATATCTAATGATTTTTTAAAATCAATAATCTTTTTATCAATTTCAGTTTTAGTTTTACCATACATTATATCTAGTAAAATACCCTCACCAAACTTTCTATATAATGGATTCATGTTTGATTTCATTACATCCATTCCTTTAATATCTAATTCTTCAGTTGGTACACCTTCTTTATTAACAATAAATTGAGCATATCTTCTCTTACCAGCAAAATAACCTCGTTCAAGAACAACCTCTTGTTTTAATTCAAAATATTCATTATCAATATTAAATAAATCTTTACATAAATTTTGTAAGAATGGTTTTGTTTTATCTTGATAGTCTTTAGTTATCTCAAGAGCAACAGGTACTACTTCTTCTCTATTATTAATATTAATATCTGGTTTTCGTTTTAATATTAGATCTTTTAATTCAAAAAATAAACTATCTGTATCAGCTGTAATTACATAGTCTTTTTCTACTCCTAACTCTGTGCTAATTTCTCTATTGATAAAGTTAATTGATTCCTGGTCCAAACGTTGACCTGTGAGTGTGATTGCTTTACTAATAAATAAATTACCGTCACTATATCTCCATCCATTCTGAGCAAATACTCCATATACGTCGTTTAATTTAATTTTAAAAGTATGTTGTAATCGATTATAATATTCACCTTTAGCTGTATCACCAGCTTTAAAAGCAGCTTTCATTAAATCTTTATATTGTTTTCTTTTATCAAACCAATCATTTAATATCTCTACTATAATACTAGACTTATCTTTTCTAAACAAAGTACCATTAGCTGATATTATTAATTTATTATTTTCAATTAAATCAATTAGGTTTTTTACTTTTATGTAAGTTAATTTAACTCTTCTATCTGGTGTTACTTTTTCAATTGGTATTTCTTCTTCACCATCCATTGCTTTTAAATCTCCTAATCCCCATTGGTTATCATACTTGTTTCTATTTTGTATTCTACCAACTAATGTTTCAATACCCATATTTAAATTACGAATAATTGATGGATATAGTGATGTAAAATCTAAATCACTCACCCATTCATATAGTCCTGGTTCTGGATCTTTTAGATAACCACCAGCATATTCTTCATTTGCTTCTTTTAATGCTGGATTGTAAGTAGTTGGTTTATTAGGTGAAACTATATCTTTTCGTTTTAGATAAGTTAAAATAGCACCTTCATTTAATGCTGTTGAGTAATATATATTCTCATAAGGTACATGGCATAAATGACATATATTAACTGTTAAATCTATAAACTGTAATTTTTTATCTAATTCAATTAATATCTCAACATCACGTAAGTTATATTCTATAAATTTAAGAACATCATCTTTAAATAATTTATCAAGTGAACCCTCATATTCTATCTTACCTAACTTAACATATTTCTCTCCTATGTCACCTAGTTTGTAAGATGACTCTTGTTTCATAATATATTTCTTATGTAACAACATATAGTCAAGATGATTAACACCTGCTATATTAACTACAGATTCATTTGTTTGAGCTTTCTTATTAAAGAAATCTTGTGTAGAAACAATACCTAACGGTGATAATTCTTTAGCTTTTTCTTCACCCAATACCCTGCAAATCCTATGATAAAGATAAGGTATATCAAAAAACTCACTATTCCAACCACTGATAATAGTAGGATCAGAATCAAGCCATATACTGATGAATTTAGATAGTAAGTCAAATTCTTTAGCACATGATATAATTTCTTTGTTATCTTCTTTAATATCATTTAACTGTTTTTTTTCGTCTAAAACTAAACAATAGTATTTTTTAAGTGTAACATCATATAAAGCTATAGATGTTATTTTCATTGGAGCTGATTTAATATAATCAGTTGTTAATGCTCCTCCAATTTCACACTCTATGTCTATAAATACTGTATTATGATATTGAGGCGCCTCATCTAAATCTTTATAAGCATCAACTAATACCCTAGTTTCCATAGGTATATCTATCTCATAATACGTTAGTGGATCATTTTTATCACATTTTTGGGTTGGTGATACTCGTTTACCATCTAGTGTTTCATACTTGCCATCAGGATCAAGTTTATAGTAAGTTGGATAGTATTCAAAACTCATCCATCCTTGTTTATCATCTCTTAGATGACATGTTTTATTTCTAAAATCATAGTGTATAGCTTGAAACATATATTAAATATATTAAGCTTTACTTGGGTTAGCAAACATTATAATTATAATCCAAATCTACTTTTATTTGCATTATAGTTTTGAGTAATTTCGGCTCCAGATAATGCTCTATTATATAATCTCATTTGATAGAACACAGGTTGTAACGCTGTGTTTGAGTTATTCAATACATCTCCAAATCCTGTACCTTCATTATTATGTCTTGCACCAAAATAGAAATTATTAGATGTGAATAGAGTTTGAATATTCACTGTGTCCGTAGTACCAACTTGTGAACCATTTAAATATAAACTATATTGTGTACCATTGAGGACAAAAATCCATTGTCTTACAGCATTGCTTGCTGTTATAGTTTTTGAGGATTCAGAAGTTGGCTTACCATAATTTAATGTTATAGCGCTATCCATGTAAGCAAAATAACCAGCGTCAGAGTTGTAAAATTCATTACCCCAAACAGTTGCCCAGTTTGATGTTGGATTAAATGAAGCTATAACTTCAACTGTTACAGTACTAGTACTAATATTATATGGAACAATAATATAATCAGTTCCATTCAAATCATCATTATTTAATTTTATACCACCACCAAACGAACCTGTATATGAAGGTGTGCCTTCTAAAGTCGCATTATATCCATTACCTGAAGCATCAGTCCAAGTTGTTCCTGATGAAGGTGCTGATTGTAAATTAAATATTAATCCACTTGTTACTATACCACCATTTGAACCTGATGATGGTGAAGGTGTAGGAGAAGGAGGAGTACTTGGTGGTATAGTTATACTTGGTGTATTACTAATTGATGGACTAATAGAAATACTAGGTGTAGCACTTATACTAACAGAAGGTGTTATACTAGGTGTTTTACTAGGTGTAATACTAATACTAGGTGTAAATGATGGAGTTATACTAGGTGTAACACTAAAACTAGGTGATACACTTGGGTATATCACATAACCATTCTCAATAAATATAATATTTCCTTTTTTTGGAAATTCTGTATCAGTTCTTAATTTTTGAGGAACTATACTTTTAAATTTAAACTTACTATTCATCATATTATAAATATGAAATAAGTAAAGCGTCCGAAGACGCTAAACTTAAATCTTTATGTTGTTATTTATATTATACTGATGGGGATGGAGTTGGAGTAGGTGTTCTTGAAAGACTTATACTTGGTGTTGGACTAATACTTATACTTGGAGTTAGACTTACACTAACACTTATACTAGGTGTCACACTTGGTGGATTACAAATTGAAGCACAATTAGCATATCCTGTAGTATCATCAAGATTAAATACAGGTGTTCCTCCTGATACACCAACTGGTTGTACAGCTGATGAACCACTTGAATAATAATATCCTAATGTAAGACTAGTACCATAACTAAATCCAATTTTTTGACTTAAAAATTGATTACAATTACCATCAAGACAGTTATAAACATTAAATAAATAATTATACGCTAATGATGGTGTTGGTGTTGGTGTAATACTAATTGATGGAGTTATAGTAGGTGTGAAACTAACTGTTGGAGTTACACTTGGTGTTATACTAATTGATGGTGTTGGACTAACACTTAATGTAATACTAGGTGTATTTGGTGGTGTTGGAGCAACATTTATAGTAGAGTTACTCTTTTGGTATAATCTTTCAGTTAATGGCATTGTTTATGTTTGCTATAAATATTAATTTTCTCTACGATCTTGCGCACTATAATGACTTATTCTATTATGATTTATAGGAGATGCTAATAATATAGCTGGTTTGATATTACCTTTACGTGTTTCTTGAAACATATGAGACATCCATGTTTGTTCGTAAGGATGTGTCCAATCTATATCTAAAAACATTTTTTGGTTACCTGCTTTACCTACAATCATAGGCCAGTTAGCATAGTATACATCACCATCAATATATGTTAAACCATCAACATTATCAATTTTATTGAACTTAGTTCTAGGACAATTTGTATCTAAACCTTGAATAGGCAATTTATCATATCCCGGCCACATTTCAGTTCTAATAAACTGTGGAACATTATACCAAGAACATTGCATGTAGTTATCCATATATACTTCTGTAAATGATAATTTTAAAAAGTCATATTCTTCTTTTAACATTATCTTATGAATCTTCTCAAATAATCCAGGTATATATTGTCTAAAACCATTACGACAAATATCACTAGTTGAATTATATATACCCATATCATCCTCTAAGAATATATAATAGTCACTATCAGATTCTTGAAAATGTTTGGCAGCATATAATCTACCTCTATTAATACCTAAATTTTCACCTGTTACAAGATGTTCCATTCCATATTCTTCACAAATAGCCTTATTACCAGCTACTGCTTCATCATTATTAGAATTATCAATTAATATTTTTCTTGTTTTATCTAACCACTCTGGATGTAGTTTATATGTTTCTAAAGTATGTCTTACTTGTTCTGGGAAATTAAAAGTAAGTATATATAAAGATGTTTTCAATTTTGATGTATCCAAATTTTTAGGTTTTAAAAATACACGTTGTTCTGGAATTGGTTCTAATTCGACTTTATCATCTAATAATGCTTGAATGAATTTAGTCACTAAGCCATTACTATCTAAAGCATATCTTCTATACTTTTCAGGTTCAATATAAGACATAAGAGTAAAAATACTTTCTTCAGTACCCATATAACCTTCACCTAATGTTCTTTGTAACAATGGATAATAAAGATTATTAGCGTCATTTATTATATTTTTTCTTCCACCAAATAATCCACCTCGACAAACATGTTCTACTTTTTTACCAGCGTAGCGATTCATAGCTGTAAAATCAAAACCATGAATTTCATCATTAGCTTCATATGGATAACTTAAAAATAAGAATGTATCTAAATGTGGATTTATCTTATCTAAGGCTTTATGCTCACTGAAGAATTTATCATAAACAGTATTTGTAATACCAGCGTCTAGCCAAATAAAATATTCTGTATTAAATGGATTCCATATAGTAACATCATTTAACATAAACATTTTTGATTGTACTATTGGATTATACCATTCTAAAGATGCTTGAGGTGAACCTACTAACCAACCATGTTCTCCAGTTTTATTAAACCATTCTGGAGTGGTTCTAATTTTTTGAGTGATATCCCAATGTGGACTATAAAGATTTTTTACATCTTCTAGTTCATATACTTTAACAAATGTGTTTTCTTTACTCCTTTTCTCCCAAACTAAATATTCATATTCAGCTGGAATGAAGATAAACATATTAACAGGTATGTCTAGAAAATTTTTAAAATGTTCTATGTAGTGACTAAAGTCTCTACCTGGTCTACTTATATCCCATAATCCTGTAACAACTGTTAAGTCTTTATTTTTTATTTCCATACTAGAAGTAGGCATATGTAATTGTTCTACTTTTCCATTTTTCTGTATAGCTCCTACTTGATCACAAACTTTTAAAATATTAAATGATTCTCCTCTTAAAGCAAAAAACGCTTCAATAGCTGCTTTAACTCCAGGTAAATCATTTCTTTCATAATCATGAAATAATATATACCCACCATCAGATACTTTATTATATATTTTAGTTAAACTATCAAAGATAGAATCATAAAAATCTCCATCTAAAAAGGCAAAAGCAATCTTATCTGGTATTCTATAGTCTGGAATATCTTTGAACCATCCTTTATTTGTATATGGTGGTTTTAGATTATTATCTCTAAAATTTTTAATTAGTATTTCTTCACTAACATTTAATGTACCTGCTCTCCATCCTGTGTTTTCTTCCCATTTAGATAATGGAGGTAAACCTTCAAATGAATCATACACATATAAATCTTTATTTGATTTAGTTTCGTCTAATGTTTTTCTTAGATACTTACTTGATTCACCTACATAACATCCAAATTCGACAAAATCACCTTCAATGCCTTTTTCAATAGCATCTAAAGCATACAATACTAGATAATCTAGTTGATCTTCGCTTATGATACTAGCGTCAACTTTACTGTTTCTAAAAGTTCTTATTTTATTTACTAACTCCATTTTGGAAAATTTTCTTTTCTTATGTAATAATCTTCTAATAATAAACAATCTAACTCTGTTTGATTATATATTATGAAGGCATCTTTATATGTTGATAAAATTGGTTTACCATTAACGTTAAATGATGTATTTAATAAAACACCTACACCTGTTTCTTTTTCAAATTCAGTTATTAAATCATATAACCATTCATTTTGTTCTCTAGTTACTGTTTGTACTCTAGCTGTATTATCAACATGTGTAATTGCAGCTAATTTTTCTCTCCATTCTTCTTTAACTATAGGACAAAAACTCATCCATCTTGCTTCTTCTTCAAGTTCAAAATATTTTGAAACGTCTTCTAATCTAACAACTGGAGCAAATGGTCTATACCATTCTCTATGTTTTACTTTAGCGTTTAGAATATCTTTCATTTCAGATATTGATGGATTGCAGATAATACTTCTATTACCTAATGCTCTAGGACCATGTTCAGCTTGACCATGTACTGTACCTATTATTTTACCTTCAACTAAGTCTTTAACTACTATTGAAGGATCATATTGTTCAAACGGATGATAATATTCATCTTGTTTCATTAACTTTCTAACATTTGGATATTCAGGTAATGTTTGAGCTAAAATATTTTTATCTAATATAGGTAAACCTTTATAAGTAATATCTAATGGTTTCTCAGGTCTTAAATGACGTAACATTAAACCTAAAGCTATACCACAATCACTTGGATTTGGACCTACAAATACTTCCTTATTAAATTCTTGTTTTACTCTTGTATTAAGTATAATATTTAAACCACATCCTCCAGTTATACAAATAGGTAAATCTGGATATTCATCAAAATATGGTTTAGCTACTTCTAAAAAACATTCTTCAAATGCTCTTTGAGCTGTTGCTGCTACATCATAAGCTAATTGTCCTTCTAATCTATTATTGATATCAAATATTATTCCGGTTTTATTTCCTAAAATATTTAATTTATCAACATAATCATCATTTCCTCCATCAGGATCACTTTTAAAGAAAGTAATAAAAGCATCTAACCATTCTTCTTTCCACTGTCCGTAAGAAACTAATCCCATTATTTTTCCAGGCCATACTAAATTACCTTCAGCCATTCCATCCATTTGGATATCTTTTAGATATTGTCCAAATATCATATAGGCAAAACCTAAATTATAATATGGACCATCATCTCCAGTCAATGGATTTTTAACTTGTGCTAGTCGAATTATATCTTCACCTTTTTTAGCATGGTATATATTAAATTCACCATCATCTCCTCCTCCATCAAATGAAAATATTAATGCTTCTGGATATGGTGATTGATAAAATACTCCATAAGCGTGAGATTCATGGTGTAATCCATGAACATAATTTTTAGCATTTATTAAAGCATTAGTTTGGAATGCAGTGTGAGTACCTTTAAAATCTTCTCCTATAAAATCAGTAGATGAGAAATAACAATTGTCATATTCATATATTCCATATTCTTGCTCAATCCACTTTATAATTTCTTCTACTGTTATCATTATATATCTAGGAACTTTATATTGAGATATTCCTACATTTTTATAATTGAGAAATCTTTCTACTTCTATAATACAAAGTATTTCTCCATCTTTTTCTACTACAAAAGCTCCATTATGGGAACCATGAAAACTTATATTAGCCATTTTGTAAATTATTTAATCTTAAAAATTCATTATAATCAGTATGTTCTATATATCCTGTTACTCCCATACGCCAAAATCTTTCTTGTATTTGATTGTGTTGTACCTCAAATAATCTATACCCAGCATGAGAATGTCTTTTATTTAATCCAAATATATTATATATAGGAGCTAAAATATATTCATCATGGTAAACATATGATCCTCTGAAACGTTCTATTAGGTTAGTTTCAAATAAATAAAATATAATATCATTCCATATGTCGAAAAAATTCTTCATGTAATTAATATCATTAAATATAAAAAATCTTCCTGCGGCATCCAAAACTCTAATTATTTGATCTGGTTCTAAGTTATATTTTTCTTTTAATACATTAGATATTATAGACATATCTTTATTAGCGATATTCTCATCCCACTCTGATACAGCGTTGTATATTGTGTTTTTATCTTTTAATATTGGATTAATTGATTCTAAAAACATATTTGTGTCAGTACACATTATAGAAACATTTTTTATATCATGTTTATACGCTTGTAAAAAGTGAAATCTCATTAATGAGAAAGAATAAACATAATCGTTATCTATAAATTTTTTAGCATAATCACTCTTATCTGTAGAGTCAATTAATGCTTCATATTTTTCTATTAATGGAAATTCTGGATAGAAATCTTTAAGTTCGTTAACTATTAGATTTTGTCTATTTATATCTTTAAAATATTCTTTATCATCTGTTATAATAAAATAATAAAGATTATCATCATCAATATAATTGTTTTCTAATTGACGTTTAGCACTTTCTCTATAACTTTCTCCAGCACATGAGTAACAAATAGCTACTTTTTCATTAAATATTGAAGCCATCAGATAAAGTTGGATTAATTTCTAATCTATTCATTATATGAGTAACTCGGTTTTGAGGACTACAATATGTTGTATAATATTCTCTAGCATTTTTAGTAATAAAATTTAAAAATTGTTCATCATCTTTTACTTCTAAAAATCTATTTTTATAAGCTTCTACATATTTTTCTCCACCACGTCTATCTGACTCAGTACTCCAATCAAATCCATCTCTAGGAATAGAGATATAATGGTAATTAGGAATTAATGGTGGGTCAAATGGAGTCATATACTCTAATCTCATCATTGGTAATCCCACAGCCATATATTCTATATCTCTATAACAAACTTCTGCTAAACTGGATAAAGATAATCCTACTTTAAAATTAATAGCTCCTTTTAAATAATCATCTATACTTAATATTCCAGGAGATGTATTGCTAAGTCCCATTTCTCTAAGTCTAAATGGATCTTCTCTTCTTGTAGTAAATAAACAAAACATTTGATCTATTAAAGAATCAAAGTTTTTAAATTTTCTTAAATTATAAAAGTGATCATGACATGTTTGAGGAGTGAATGTATAAAATGTAGTTGGTTTAACTGTAAAATTATATACTGAAAAATCATAATCTTTAGGAAACCAATAAGCTTGTTGAGTTAATAATAAAATATCTTTCTCATTATTTCTTTGTTTATATATATCAAATATATTAGTTGGACTTTCAGACCAAGTGATACTTTTTAATATATCATTTTCTTCATCATGAATTATTAATTCACAATCGGGCATATTATAATCGAATTTTTCTATATATAAATGACCACCTTTCTGATGTATTACTTCAGCGTTATATTTTTCTTTTAGATTATTAACTAATTCTAAAAATACATCATTCCATCCCATGTAATGATATTGGGTCTCTAAAAAGTAAATTTTCATCATAAATTAATCATTTAAACTAGTTTCAAAACGTTCAGCCCAACCTCTTTCTTTACTATATGCCCATGCCACCATCCTAGATGGTTCTTTATCAAAGTATTCAAAATATTCTTCATAATGAATAGGTCCATTATTATTTAAGAAATTTTGTAATTCATATCCTTCTATAGTTTTAGAATAAATACCTATACCATCTTTATCATCAAATGCTATTAATATAGATGAATAATCATTTTCAGGAAGTGATTGTCTATAAATTGTAACTAAATGATAGAATGATTTAGACCATGGACTATTAATTGGTGTTGGTGGATATCCATTTTCTACAGTATATTTTTGTACTGATCTTGTTTTAAAATTAACTCCAGCATATGCCTCATAATCAGCTATTGTTCTAGCAGTTCCTAAATCATATCCTGTTAAATTAATTTCTGGATTGTCTTCTACTCTAAATAATGTTCTTATTTTTTTACGAGCATATTCTTGTTTAGTCCACCAATCAACTCCTAGTTTAGCATCATCATCCCACTTTAATTTACCCGCTCGTTCTTCTCTCATTGTTGAATGCCATATTACCATTTTATGAGGATGGAATAAATCATATCCATGAGTATAAGATCTAACTGTTAAATTAATTTCTTCACCACTAAAGTAAATATCTGGATCATGTCTTATTTCTTTAGCCCATTCGTTTCTAGCAAAACAAAAATGTCCTGATAAAAATCTACTAAATGGAGGTTCAGTCATATTTTCCCATCCTGTTAATAAAGCTGGTCTAATAAATATTGTTCCATGTGGATAAAAACAGACAAACTGTTGTTGCCATGGTACATCAGCTCTACCTGCTGGGTCATTAAATGGATCGTATAATGGTAGATAAGCCGCTAAAATTGGTTTGTGACCTTTCTTTTCTAGATTGTTATGCATTTCAATTAATGTTACATCCCAATCTTGAGCAAAACGATGATGTGAATCTAACTGGCAGATATAATCTTGATTAGTTAGTAATTTCTCATTTATCTGTGCTCTAGCCCAAGGTAAACCTTGTGATTCAGTATATAACACATCCATGATATGAAAACGTTTATCTTTTCTAAACTCGTCTAGATTGTCAAAACTATCTTCAGGATGATATTGTCTACATATTCCAAAATGAATACGTTTAGGATATTTAGCTTTATCCAAAGCATCTTTAATAGTAGGAACTAACTCTGGGTCGCGATACGCTGGTAGATGTACCAGTATTGTTTCTTTTTTATTCATATGGTATGTCTTGATCTGTTCTTTCTAAGTAACCTTTTGATTCACTATGTGGCCAAACTCTCCATTTAGATGGTTGTTTATTATCATCATATTCTCTCCAAATATGGATAAATTGATCTTGTGGATCAGAGTTTATTAAGGAATTTAATTCATTTTTATCTACATCTTGTCTAAAGATATCTTCTCCATTTTTATCTAATATAGCAACAACTAATAGATCATAATCTGGTTCAACTAAAGCTCCCTTCCAATAATCAATACAAACTTTAATTCTGTTAACTAAATTTTCTTCAAAATCTTCTTGTGGAACTGGAAGTGGAAGATATTCAGATGTATGTTTATGTACTTGTCTTGTGGAAAATCTTACACCAATATATCTTTCATATTCATGTAATGAGCGTTCTTTACCCCATCCGTATTTTTCAAATAAATCTTTAGTTGTACCTTCAATTACACTACCCATTCCATGTAATGCTCTATATCTAGAATATGATACTTTATTTTTCTCAGCCCATTCTTTATCATCATCCCATTGTTTAGTTTTACCATTTCTAGTATACTCATGCCATATAACAGGTATATGTGGTTGAAATAAATCATATCCATGAGTATATGATCTAGCAGCTAATGATGGTTCTTCACCGTGAAAATAAAAATTAGGATCATATCTTACTTCTTTAGCCCATTTGCCTAAAGTAAAGATAAAATGTGCTGATAAAAATCTAGCTGGATAAGGTGATTCTAAATTTTGCCACCCATCAATAGAATGAGGCTTAATAAAAATAGGACCCTCAGGCATATATCTATCAAATTCTAAATTCCAACAATCTTGGACTCGACCTACTGGATCATTATCTGGAAAAAATCCAGGTAAATAAGCTGTTAATAATGGTTTCTTGTGTCCTAATTTTTTAAGTTGCTTTAACATTTTAATTAAAGTCAAATCCCAGTTCTTAGTAAAACGATGGTGTGAATCTAATTGCATATAATAAGTTTCCCCATCATATAAATCTTGGATCATATTTCTAGCCCAACATGTACCTTTAGAATGTTCATAAGGTACATTAACAACTTTAAATCTTTGATCATTTTTAAATTCATCTAAAACATCGAATTTATCATCTGGGTGAAATTGTCTACAGATTCCAAATACTAGTCTATCTGATTGTTTAGCATTTGCTATACAATCTCTTAATGTTGGTAATAACTCCGGGTCGCGATAACTCGCGATTGATATAAAAATTGTTTCCATAACTTATTTTAAATATAACTTAAATTTCTTGGGTTTCAATCAAATGTTTAGCTTTTTCATAACTCATATTATAAACTTTTTTTCTTCTTTCACCTGTAACAATTTCAAGTTCAGAACATAATACTATAAAACTATCAATATCTTTTTGATTACATTGTATTTTAGATGAATTAGCTAACGCTATTAATTTAGAGCGTGGTATAGATGAGTCTTGTTCTTTTTTCCTTCCGTTTTGATAATAGAGTTTTAATAATCTAAGATTTAACTCTAACTGTTTAAATGTAGGTGTTGCTAATAGACTTTTCATTTCACTATATGAAGTCCAAGTATAATAAGCGCTAAATGCTACTCCTATCAATATAATAAATTCTAAAAAGAATACCATGACAGCAAAAGCAATACTATTTTGTTTTACTTTATCTTCTTGTTTATTTAATTTTTTACCTGTTTTTTCTTCAAACTGAGCTATACGATTATCTCTCTCAGTCTCATATACTTTAACATCATTTTCTAGTGACTTAACAGTGTTTAACTGGCGTTTACTTAGCACTCCATCTTCATCATTAGTATTGATGGCTTGTATTTGTTGTTCCTTTAAAGCGATTCTTTGTGAGTATATAGCCGATATAGAATCAGATACGTTGGTTGTTATAGTATCTAATTTTGATGCTGTTATTTCACTAGTATCAATTAATCTATGAGCACCATTAAGTGATAGATAAAATGATCCAGATACTAATGCTAAACAAATTATTACTCCTGATGCTATATTAATAGTAAATTTACGTACACGTAATATAGTAGAGGTAAGTTGTTCAAAAGCAAATCGTTTAAATAATTCATATCCTGTCATAAACAAAATAATGAATACAGAGAAAAAAATATTTTGTCCTATAAATAATGCAGGAATATTATTAGTCACATCTTTAATAAAAAAATAACTAAACAATATTAAGAATATATTTCCTAAAAATGAGAAATAATAGAGTGTCCTACTTAATGGATTAAAACTTTTCTCAAAATTAAATGTTTCTAAGTCATTTTTAAGTCTAAAGTATTTATCTATCTTCATAATTCTTCTAATGTTTTATCTTGAGTCAAATTTATAACACCTGTGAATATATGGTGTTTACTATTTATATCTAATATTTGTCCTTCAAAATAAGTTTCTCCAGCCCAAGTGAATTGTTTTAAAACTTTAAATTTTCTTATTTTTCCTTCATAAGGAAATAACTCATTTAATAATTGTCTACGTTCACCACATCCACATCCTTCAGCTCCTGCTATTTTAGCTATAGCATCTGCTACTTTATCAATACCAAAAAAATTAGTTATTTTAGCTATTGTATCTCCTACACCTTTAGATTCTTGTTTCGGATCAAATCCTTCCATATTATCTATGTTTTATATAAATATATACGAATTAAAGAGAATTACGTTGTTTATCACCTTGCCATTGACCATCATACATTTCAGCGGACATACACTCATGAAAATATATTTGTGCTACTCTAGCATCTTGTTCAATGAATATTGTTTCATGTACATACAATAATGTACCCATAAATTCGGTTTTAAAGCCAGGATCAAATACAGGACTATTAATTATAGCACCGTTGCGGTAGAGAGATGATCGTTGTTTAATGAATGCTACTCTATTATCAGGTATATTACATCCTTCATTAAATGTAATATCATATACACCTTCATATAATAACCATCCTTCATCTCCATCTAATTTGATTGGGTCAATTGGAATGTAAGTAGTTAATTCAGTCTTATCTTTTAATATTTTACCTATTTTAGCATCTTTATTAAAAGTTCCTCCTACGACTCTACTAGAACCTACTTTATTTACTGCTTTTAAACTAAGGTCATAACCTACTTGTGCTGGTTTACCTTTTGTGTTTTCTAGAAGGAGTAATCCTTCATCTACTATTTGTTTTGCGTTTAACATATTATAAATTTATTAAAATTCTTCTGCTATTCCAACTGCTTCAGCTAATATAAGTAAAAAACCTCCAATTTCAAAATCTTGGAACATAATAGCTACACCTGCGAATATTCTAAAAACTGATTTAATCATACTGAGTCTGAAATGCCAATTTGTTTTACTTTCTTTTTGTTGCATATTATTACATTATTGATCTTTTTAAATAATCAGGTACCGCTTCTGAATCTTCACGTTCCCATGGGTATACTATCCATATACTTTCAGAGACTAAACTATAGTAAAAATTAGGTTCAACTATAGCTGTTTGTTTATAATGAATAGTAGCTGTAGAAAATAATTGATGATATTGTTTAAGAGTTACTCCTGAGTCACATATATCATCTACTATTAGAATATGTTCATATTCTTCACAGTCTCCCATTATATCAACATATGGTAAATTAAGTTTATGAGAAAGCAATACAGCTGGAATAAGTCCTCCTCTAGGTAATCCAGCTATTGCTTCTATAGATTTGCCACTAGTTTTAATTTGGTGAGCTAAACTTACAACAGCGTCTTCAATATTATTCCAGGTTAAGTATATTTTATTCATTATCTATTTTATTTTAAATTTCAACAATAAGATTGAAGATTTAATTTAATCATTTCTAATACTTCAGCTTTAGCAGTACGACTATGATCAGCAAATACTCCACTTACTTCACTTGTAACCATTGATGCTCCTTGATGTTTAACCCCTCTACAACTAACACATTGGTGTCCAGCATGTACTATTACCATCACACCTGCGTTATCTTCACAAACAGTATTTACAGCGTTATGAATAGCAACTGTAAGTTGTTCTTGGATAGCACCTCTACGAGCAAAATGTTCTACAATACGATTTAATTTACTTAAACCAACTACTTTACCTTCTTTACCTGGTATATAAGCTACGTGTGCTTTACCTAAAATTGCTTGGTGGTGATGAGAACACATACTAACAATTGGAATATCTCTTTCTAATACAATACCTTCATATCCATCAGATGGAAATGATGTAATGTCAGTTGGTAATTCATATCTACCTTTCCATAAATCAAATACATATGCTTTAGCTACACGACGAGGTGTTTCCATACTATTTGGATCATTTCTCCAATCAACACCTAACGCATCTAAAAATTTACCATATGCTGTTTCAGCTTCACCTACAATAAGCCATTTTTCATTATCTGTAAGTGAACGATGGAAACCATCTTCAATACGTGATTTTAATTGTAATGAAATACCATTTGCAAAACCAGGTTTAGCAGTTTCTAGAGCTTCAATATCTGCTACTGTTCTTCTTTTATTTTCCATCATTCTTATTTTCATTTAATTTATTAATATCTTGTTGAGTTTCCAAAAGTTTTAAAGCGACCATAGTGTTAAATGTAGCTATTTGATCCCACAGTCGTTGTATTTCTTTTCTAGATTTTTCTAATTGTCTATATTGGTAAATCTGTAAACTCATAAGTAATAAAGCTATACCTGTATAGACATTATCAGGAGTTATTGTTATATTCATTTTTATCTTTTTTGTTTGAATAGGTAGTAGCTAACCATAGTAAACCTAAAGGAATACTAAATGTAGCTACTAAACCTAATATTAAATTAATTATTTTATACATTAAGTGTTTTATTCCAGGCTGCAATATGAAGACGAGTCAAACCTCTAAATCTATATTTTTTAGCCATTTCTAAACAAAATTGAGTACGTTCTTCAAAATTAGATACATCATCTAATCCTGGCATACAAACCAAGTTGGTAAGAGGTATGCTAAATGGTATGACAAAGTCACGAAATAATTCTTGAACATCTTCTTCATTAGATATAACAAATTTAAATTGATAATTTTTATGTTCCATTACACGTTTAATAGCAGCTTCATTAATACGCTGTTTAACATCCATACCTGAATTAGATAACTTAGGTGAACAGTTGATTTGATCTATAATTTTAAATAAATCATCTTCAATTACTATTGTACCGTTTGTTTCTATTTCATTATAGTTATGCCTTACAATTAAATCATTCTCCGGTAATCTCCAAGCATATTCTTTACCAGGAAGTGTTGTTGATGGATCTACTTGTAATAGCCAATACTTATGAAAATTAACAATAGCTTCTTGATGTCCTTTAATTGTAGGTTCTCCACCTGTCCAAATGATATGAATAATACCATTTAATATATCATCATAAACACCTTCATCTTTCCAACGTTTAATTAAATAATCAAATTCTTTATCTTCGCCTCTCCATAACCATTGACTTGTTGAATCACAAGTCCAAGACGCTTTACCTTCTAACTCTAAATCACCTTTAAAAATTTCACCATCTTCTAATGATGCTTCTTTTAAAAGATTATTTGTAAATGCTCTACTCATACCACAAGTCAGATTACAAATACCTAAACGAACAAAGTATGAAGGTACTCCTGATGAAATACCCTCACCTTGGACAGAGTAGAAATCAGAGCTTATTAATAGTTTTTTAGGATCTATTTTACTCATTTTTTCTTACGTTTTAATTGTTTTTCTGAAATTGTTTCTCCTTCAAGACCTCTAATAATACTGTCTGAGATAGTTTTTGTAGATTCAACTACTGGTTCTGGTTTACGAGTTAATGATTTCCATTCTGTTTTGGAAACAAAAATCCACTCCCTTCCTACCATGTTGTCCGCTTTAAAGTCATCTAAGCGAATAATTGTTCCTGTTTTGACATTTTTAAGACACTTCATTGGTTAAATCCTCCATGTTTTTAGATAATTAAATATATGTTGTAAAAGTTGGGGTTCCAAAAGAAACCCCAATATGTTTAAATGTGTTTTTGAGTCAGCACATAATCCTAATATATGTTGAAATTCATGCATTATTTATTATATTCGTTTAATACTTTTTCTACTGCTGTTTTAGCTACTTCCCAACGTACAGGTCCTGTTTCATCAGCATAAGCTACAGGATCAGGACGACCTAGTTTAATAAATGCTTCAATACGCTCTACAGATGCTGCTGATTTATAATCTGAATACCATTCTCCTTCAAACCATATTGGTTTATAAGAAGTATTTGTACGCCTATAAACTTTATCAAATTCTAAATCTAGTATTTCACAACATTTTAAACCATCTTCTAAAATACCAAATTTATCAGTATTCAAATATGGAGTATAATGTGATACTAATTCTGAATCCCAATTACCAACTTTAAATGCTTCAAAATCAGCATCTCTAAACTCTTGTCTACAATCAGGATAAATAGCGTGATCACCAGCGTGAATACCCATTGCTATAATACATTCTTGTTTTTTATCTTTAGTCGCTTCTGATAATGCTACCGCTTGAATAAGTGAAGCAAATATCTTATTACGATTAGGAACAACAGTATCTTTCATATTGTCTTGTTCGTAGTGTCCTTCAGGTACATCTTTACCACCTGTGACTAAAGCTGAATTAAGTAATTGAGATAAACCATCCAACTTAATAATCTGATGTGTTACTTTTTGTCCTTTAGATTTTAAATATTCTACTAATGATTTAGCACGGTCTAATTCTACTTTATGTTTTTGACCATAATCAAAACCTAAAGCTGTTACTTGATAACCTTTAGCTAATAGATGAAGTAATAATGAACTAGAATCCATTCCACCTGAAAGACTTAAAACTGATTTTTTCATTTTTATTTTAAATTAAAATGGAAGAGTATTATCTTGTGATTCGCTTATCTTCCGTTCAAGCGATTTTTTTGATTTTAATTCGTATTGGATTTTATCAGTGTTGATAATATCTCTATAATTTGGATTATTAAAAAAAGCCATTAATAAATTTTCAGTATATAAATTTACAAGACCTGAATATTTAGGATTTGATATTTCTCTAGTTTGTACTGGTGAATTTTGTTGTCTAGCATATTTAGCTACTTCTAAACCTAATGTTGGACCAGCTGCTCTACCTAAATAATCATAAAGTGATTGTGTATTATTTAACATATTCTTTAAATTTATTTACATTAAAGCTAATATCATCAATTCGGTCAGATAAATCTTTTTCAAAATAATAAGCTAATTTTTCTTTTGGTTTCCAATTTATACCACTATCTGTGTAATGTTTACCTTCTGCTCCTACTAGGATAGGATTAGATGTATCTACTGATTTGATAAATTTCCAATCTTTATAAGCCATAAATTCTTGAGGTAAAGAACAACCAAGTAAATGATGGTAGAATGTTTCTCTAATAGTTTTATTTTCAACTAATTTTCTAATAAATTCCATTCTGCCATACATTTGATTCTTTAAAGAATTATCATATCCTAGTTCTTGATAGGCAATGCTAGAATGATTGAATGCTATATGTTTGTAGCCTAAATCAACTAATGTTTGATATGTAGTTATTAATTCACCTATTGTTTTGCCTTGACATACAGCCATTAAATTAACATCAATTTCCTTTAGTTTATCACCATAATTTATCATCCAATGTTTTGCACTTCTAATAGTTGAGGTTGAATCATTCCAAGCGTCAGGAATAATGAATACATTAGGATGAATAAGACTAATTTTTTCAAGTAAATCTTCTATTGTATGATCTACTCCTTCAAATAATCCATTATCCATTATAATGAATCTTTTATCTATTCTTGATTTTTGAAAGAATAATCTATACTGCATTGATTCATCTATTAAGTGAGGAAGACAATAATCATAATCATTCCATTTGTAAGCATAATCCATTAAACTAAGAGGTAGTTCGTGTGATATTTTCATTTATAATGTTTTAGTTGTTTCCTTAATTTTTCTATTTGAACTGATGCCCACCATTTTCCCATGTTGCCTGATGGTTTAAATTCATCTTGCCAATATTTAATTTTTTCTAAAATTGGTTTATTATGTTTATGAAGTATATCTATATCATAAAAACTATCATTCTCCAACATAGCATCATCCCAATGTCCTTCAGTATATGGAGGTGGATTTTCTAATTCATATTTATTGATTAATTCTTTTTGGAGTTGTTTACTTAATTTAGCCTTCATATATAGCAGTATTTTTAGCGTGTTCCATGAATTCTACTCTCGCTATTTTAACTCTACCGCTTGTTTCCTCTTGAACAAATGTATTTAATTTCTCAAATATAAATTTAGCAAATTGTTCTGCTCCAACAGCTGGAATGACTCTAAGCTGAATTATACCTAGTTGATCCATTGTTTTAAATCCACCTATTCCAGGATCATCCTCTGCAATAATTGTAGTATGATCAAACATGTAGTCCATCCATTCTTTAGGATTCATATTATCAATAGTACCTTTAGCACGTTTCATACCTCCAAAGTCCCAAACCCAATTTTTTTCATCTAATTCACCTTCAAACCATACTCTAAATGATACTCCATAACCGTGGAGAAAACGACAGTGTGTACCTTCTGCTTTCCATTGACGAAACACACAACTAAATCCGTCAAATAATTTTGTTGATTGAAATTTACTCATATACTATATTTTTTTAGATCTTCCGCGTTTTTGTTTAGTTCTAAAACTGTAATTTGTTTTTATTAATATATATAATTCTTTTAAGGTACCCTCGAAATCTTCCATTTTTCTTTCTAAGTCTTCTTTTTCTATTTCAAATATACTAGTTATAGATTTAATATAATTTTCTAAACGTTGTGGTTCATCTTTTTCAAAATCATTCATTAATCGTCTCCAGCGTTCTCTATATATTGATTGTGATTCATGTCTACTAGCAGGATCAACAATATGTCCTGTTTTTTCTTCCATTTCATGAATAGCATATTGTGCCTGCCAATAATATGAAGAAAAATCAAAATCTCCATTATCAATCCTAGCATGTAATGCATCTTTGGATGATAATGGAGACTTCTCTTTAAATTTTCTCCACCAAAAGAATTGGTTGTATTTAATAGCCTGTAATTTGGCTATTTCTCTATTAACAGTTTCTATAGAATGTTTCACCATAACCTTTATTATTAATTAAATATAATTAATTTTCTTTGGTCAAAAATTCTTTATTTATTTGTGTACTATCTTTATGGTGTTTAGGAATATAAGGACAATGTTTACATTTATTACCACAACATTCTCCTCTCTCAATGTGGTAGAGGGCAGTAAATACTACCCTCACCCCATCCATATAATAATGTATATCCTTTATAAATTCAACCATCACCTATTTGTTTTAATACTATAATATAAGCTGTTAACTATATTTTGTACTAGATTATCACTTTTCATTTTATACTATCTCACAAGCGCCTCCAGCACACGCGGCTTGGTCCATTAACGCTGTATCATCGCTAAATTCAACAATCTTACTTAAATCAATATTATGTAAATATTTAGCCATTTCATCAAATTGTTCTTTAGTAATATCTTCAAATGGTGCTTGAGTATAAGTACCTCCAAAATAAGGTAATACTGATAGTCCATTAAATGTTTCTTTATTTTCCCACATCCATTTGCCTACTTGTTCCCACTCACCTTCTTGAATTGATACAGTCGCTGATACGTTGTTTGTATTTGCTCCTTTGCGATGACCTTTTTTAACCCACTGTACATTAAATTTCTTAGTACGCTCAAGCATATCAAGTACATTTTCAGTTCTTAAAATAGAACCTTCTGGTGCTTGTTGAGGTACTGAAATTACAGCTTGTATTGTTGGTTTAAAGAAATCATCTTCAACTAGTTCAGGATGGTTAATTGCAAGGTAAGAGTAAATTGCTTCATTTTTACCTACTCTGATTCTACGAATATAGTAATCATTATGCCAAGCATGAATTCCAGATGCAGTTCCTAATACTAATGAACTAGTACCTGATGGTTTAACTGTAGTCACACGAGATGCTTTGTTTACTTTTATAATATCAGCAACACGAGTATTTTCTTCTTTAGCTAAATCAGCTGCTTTCTTTAAATCATAATTCAAGATAACTCCAGAACCAATACCTGTCATCCCAACACCTAATAAAGCTTCTTTTTCAGTTGTTTTTTGCCATACTTCTCTTAAGTAATGGAAATCAGTATATGCTGCTTGTAAAGTTCCAATAAAAGAACCTACACGTACTCTTTCGTTTAAATCTTCTTGTGATTCAATATTTGAAACATTTACTTCACATAGATTACAGAATTGGAAAGCTTTAAGAGCAATCTCACAACATGGATTTGTTCCCCACTCTTTATCATTACTAAAATAAATACCTGGTTCACCTGAGTTACTTAATTCAATTTTTTTCCATAATTTGAAAAATTCACTTTCAGTAATTTTATGACGCATAACTACAGCTGAGTTATTTGCTCTTCCACGTTGTGGATTTTGTTCCCACCAATTTCCAAACTTACAAGTTAACATATCTTCATCATCTAAATTAAATAATGAAATTAATGCTGCTCTTCTAATACCTCCTGATAGTACTGCATCTGCAATATGGCAAGCCATATCATGAGCATCTATTGATGTTAGTTTATCACCATTTTTCTTACGTTCAAATACCTTTTGTAAATTAAATAAACATTCTTTTAATGGTTCAGGGCCAGGTGCTTTACCACCTACAGTAATTAACTGAGCGCCTTTAGCTCTAATATCTCTAAAGTCAAATGTTGGAAGTGGAGCTCCTTGAAAATATGCTTTACAAAGCATTCTAACAGCATCAGCCCATCCTTCAATACTATCACCTACTAAATATCTTTTATGTTTAGTTGGTACTTTAATTTCAGGCAAATTATCTATATGATGTGTTTGTACACTATATCCTACTCCACATCCACTTAATAGTAAGAACATTATTTCGCTAAAAGCACGCCAATCATCGAGAGGCAAAAAAGAACAATTAAATATACGAGCATTATTAAGCTCAATGGGCTTACCCGCGAACTGTAATGAGCGCATAGATGGTAAAACTTTTTTATCATATACTAATTTATAAGCATTTTCAATTTCATCTTTTAATTGGGGGAACTTTACTTGATGCATTTCTTTGTTTCTTGTTACTAACTCTTCCCATGTTTCTCTTCTGTTTAATTCTGGTCTATACTTAGCATACTTCATATAAGTAGTTATTTCGCTAAGGATACTCTGTGTTACATCCATTTTTTGTTATTTAATAGTTAAGTGTATGATGTCATAGTCATTTTCATGACTTTTTATTTTTTAATAAATCTTTAAAGTAATCGACTGTCTAGTTCAGTCATGTTGATATACAGCATAAAATCTTCAAATATATCTTTAGGAACACCATCTAATGAATTAGAATGTTCTTGAAGAAGTGTTGATGAAACTGTATTACTTGTATTCTCTAAAATCAATGAATTGAATTTATTAAATACTTCAATCATTAATGTGTTTTCAGTATAGTCACCGAAATCTTCATTGTCTTGAAGATATTGATCCATTAATTTTTCTATTCGTTTTTTAGAGAACTCCATTTTTGTAAAGTTTTTTTACTTCTTTAATTATATATCTGGTTAATTTTATAACTGTTTCTTTTAGCTTTTGTAACAAAGCTTTTTTCTGTTGTCCTATACGTAATCCTTCAAATGGAACACTAACATTCTTCATTTGGGGTTCTAAATATTGACGATAGGCCATTCCTGCTAGAAAAATGAATTTATCTTTTTGGAGATTGTAACCTTTTTGTTCTAATTGTTTTTTAACAACTTCAGACCACGCCTCACGATCAGGTGCTGGTAGATCTTTTAATGTTAAATTATATGGTGCTATGGTTTTATTTAGTGGTACTAAATGGTACTTAGCAGATATAATATATATATGATTTGAGGGTGCTAATTTTTTAGCATATTCTAATTGTTTTTTAAACAAATCAGAATTATATAATTTTTCGGCAGGCATTGACTTTTCTTCTTTACCTGCGGAACATGAAACTAATACAACTGTACTCATGGGTATAAATATGGATAAATTAACTATTGTTATTAAGTTCAAAAAACTTTTTCTTTAAAATATCACGATCTACTGAGTCAAAATTATCATTTAATTTAGTTGGTTTTTCACGTTCTAGTGTTTCTTCATCTAGTTCATTATTATCAATATGTATATGGCCTGTAGAAGTGTCTATGACAGCTGAATAAGTTATACCATCCATTCCATATCTATTTTTCATGACATGGAATCTACCTGTACCACCTGCTTTGTCTTGACGTCGACGTGATAATGATAATGCAAAATCAGTAATCATCATTTTATTGTATGAACCTGCTGCTTTATCACCTTCAATAATATTATCGTTAGCACCAGCTCTATTAACCTGACTAACACTCCATATTGGTAAATTTAATTCACGTGCTAAACCTTTAGTAGCCATATATACATCATCAATTTCTTCTTTACGTTCTTTACTTGATCTATCAGCGCGTAATAAATCAATATAATCTATAAGGATTAAATCAGGTGACTGATCTAAATCTCTACATTTCTGTATATGTGATTCAATAGTACTTATAGTCGCTTTACCCATCGGATATTCTTTAATAACCAACTTACCGGATAAATTAGATACAACAGATTCAACGTTTTTTCTATGTTCTTGAATTGTATTAACTGGTATATTAGTGAAACAAGCATCATACCTTTTACCAACATAAGCTTCACTTAATTCAAGTGTGTAATGATTAACATTAAATCCAGCTTGTATAGCCGCTGCTCCTAAGGCAACTAATGACCAACTTTTTCCACCTCCTGGACCTCCAAATATTAATCCAAGATCACCACCACCCAAACCACCTTGTAATAAACCATTTATAACAGGCCAAGGTGTAGCAATTGGATTTCTATATTCTTCACGATATCTATCTTCAACATCCTTTTCATACTCATGACCTAAATTTTTATCCATTCCTGCTTTTAAAGCATTATCAACAAGCGCTCTAATATCATCATACATACCTGATTGTAGTAAATCAACTGATGTTAATAGTGCTTTTTTTAATTGTTGATTTTTACAAAAATTACTAAATTCAGCTTCAACATAATCAGCATCTTCATTTGATGTTTTATAAGCTTCTTTAAGTTGTTCTACTACTGTTGTTTTTAATACTTCATTCTCAATCTTTTTTACTTCAATATGAAGTATATCAAGTGTTGGAGTTGCATGCCATTTATCAAAATATTTAGTGATAGTTTCTACTAACCATTGATGTGCTTGATTATCAAAGTAATCTGGTGTTACTACATCTCGAATATTAAGTAGAAATTTTTTATTTTTTAAAAGTGAACTAATCACCTTAGTTTGAAAATTCAAACCATATTGGTTTAATTTTGAAAATGTTGTCATAACTTATTTTGTTTTATATACTTGAAGATAGCTAAATATTTCTGAAAGCCAAACTTCTACATTAGGTATTGAATTACCAAGCTTATCTTCATTGTACAGCTTTAAAAAATGTAACTTATCTATTTTATTAGGTTCATTATGTATTACTTCTTCTATCTCAATAATACTATTCTCAGGCATAATTGGATCTGATAGATCCATTAATTCTTGATTTATAAGTAATTGTTTTTTAAAATTAACAATATTACCATACAAACCATGTTCATTAACTAATTCTGTAGATTTTTCTAAAATACTCTCTAAAGTAACAGCGTTGGTACTTTCTAATTCAGGAAATAATTTAAATAATTTTTTAGGTCCTAATCCTTTTACACCGGGTATATTATCTGAATTGTCACCCATTAGTATTTTTTGGTTAAGATAATTATATGCTTCTAAACCATATTCTTCTTTAACTAACTTAGGTGTATAAAACTTTTTCTTAATAGGAGAATATACTGTTACTTTAGGAGTTACTAATTGTAAGAAATCTTGATCTGCTGACATGATATAAACTTCATCTTCAACTCTTTTAGTTATGTATCCGATAACATCATCCGCTTCTACTTTATCAATAGATAGTAAACCAACAGGTAAACATCTTAGATATTGAACTAAACGTACTAATTGATTTTCAATTGATTCAGACTCATCATCTTTATCATTAAATCCATCCCAATTAGTTATACGTTGAATTTTTCTATGAGCTTTATACTCAGGAAATAAATTCTTCTTATTAGTAGTACTGCCTGTACCATCAAATACTAGAATTACTCTAGTAGGTTTAATATGCCTAATAGCAAAACCAATTGATTTTAGAAAACCAGTGAGCCCACCAATGTGGGCTCCACTAGGATTCATATGGTTAATCATGGCGAAACTCCTAAGAAATGTATTCATAGAGTCTATAAGAAGTACTCTACTATTTAAATGTAAAGGTTCGTCTTTGGCACTTGTTATACCATCAAGCATCTGCTTGAACATTTTATTCTTCGTCATTATCTATTTCTATTGTAGGTGAAATACTGATACTTTCTTCCCATTCACTATTATCTTCAGTAATTTTTAATTCATCCACATTAGTTATAGATTCTGAAAACCACTCATGAGCGTGTTGTTTTTTATATTCTTTTGTAGCATCTGGATCATCTTCAATAAAACCATGTGGTGTTACTATAACAGTTGATGATGTAGCTACTCCACAATCAGCGTGAATTTTATCTATAGATACTTTTGTACGTTTAGCAAACTCAACTTTTTTACCTTTATGTTGAGCATGTATTTTAGATGTACCACTATTAGTCACATTACCAAATGTAATTACAATTGAAGCGTCCCAATACATTGTATTACCACCTTTATTAGTCATTCTTGGTTGACTCATAGGTGTAAGTGCTGGTTGAACTCCTACTTTATTAATTACAAAAAATGTATTTGTGAATTGTGAGTTATCTTTACGAGACATTGGAAACTTTTGATTAATAAAGTTACCAAACTGTGTTGACATGGCACCCGCGTTCCACATCGGATTGTTTTTACCTTGTTCGATACTTAAATCACATGGTATAGAACCTACTGAATCCCATAGAAACAATAAATCATGAGGTAAATTACCTTTCTTTTGTTCATCTAAAATATCAGCTATGAACGCTGATACATCTTCAATTGAATTTAAAGATGATCTATCAACATAAAGAAAGAAACCACTATAATTCATTACTTCGCCTGTTGCTTCATCTGGAATTGCATTACATTGAAATCCCATTTTTTGAGCATGAATGAAATCCCATTTCATCTCAGTGATGATAAACACAGGCAATATACCCATCTTTTGAGCAGCGACAGCTGTCTCAATCAATAGTGTTGTTTTACCTGTATCTGAACCACCTCTAGCTATTGTGATATGACCCATTGGTATACCAGGTATAGATAAAGTGTCCTGCATCGCTGGTGAAAATGGGATCCACTTCTGCGTCTTAAAATTTGATGACTGATCCAGCTTTTTTGTTTTCTTGAATTTATCAAGATCAAATGTACCCTTAATTGCTTGAGAAACACTTGTATTTACACTTTTAGCTGATTTAGCCATAATAATTATTTATTAAAAAGTTCATCAAATTCATTCTCGTCAAATCCTTTTTTCTTAGTATTTAACGCATAATTAGTCTTAGGTGATTCTACTACTGGTGTGTCTGTAACTTCGTCAGTTGTTTCTTCTTCAGTAGTTGTTTCTTCACTTGGTTCTAACCATTCCATCAACATGTTTTTCATTTCATCAAACTCATATTTCTTATAGAGTTCAAGTACATCTGGTTGTTCACTAATCCATTTTTTAATGGCTTCATTATCATCAGATAATCCTGATGTTTTTGGTTTAATACGAACTGATGATTTATTGAATTTAGTACCTGTAACTTCAGGACCAACAGTATCGATTGTTAAATCTCTACCATCCATAATATCAGTGTAATCTCCAATATCCTCATCTTCAGCAATACCTAATAGTTCAAGATACATTTCCCTACCAAACTGCCATAGACGAACACCTTTATCTTCTTCGCCTCTAACAATAACAGGAACAAATATCCTCATTTTAGGACTAATTTTCTTAGCTAATGACCAATTTTCCTTGTCACTAGTTTTTCTTAACTGAGATGCAAATTCAACAATTGGATCTTTTTCACCAAAGTTAGTTAACGATAACATTGTTTTGTTTCCAATACCATAATGAAACATCACTTCTCTAAACGGATTAGCTTTGTTAAATTTGGATGGAACAATACGAATTACTGCTTTGCCAATAGGTGGAGCCCAAAATGTCTTAGTACGATCTTCTTTAATGAAGCCGCCTTTTTTGTTTTGCAACGATTGCATACGTTGCTTAATTTGATTTAAATCCATATTATAACTGTTTATTTATTTATAACTAAATATAGCATCAGAAAAATTAGAGGCCAAACCTAAGTTAACAAAAGCTTTCATTTCTAAAAGCTCTTAGTTAATATTAATTATTTTGTGAATTGTTGTTTCCAATTTTCTTAATTGGTCTGGACCTTGTGTGAGTAGAATTGTGTTGCGATAGTCGTTCCATTCTATTCTGTAATTAGGATCTGCATAACCATTATTTAAAGATTTAATTAACGCGTTTAAAGCATTAATAGTATATAAAGTATTCGATTCTTTTTTACGATGTACTAATATAGTGTTAGGTAATACAGAAGTTGTACTCATATTACCTGGATCAATATTATAAGTAAATATAACCTCGTCACTATCTTTTGATTCTAAAATAAAAATTTTATTATATAGAATAGAGTAGCGACCAGTTATAATGTCTAACGTTTGATCTATGTCTTCTTTCTTTGCGAAAGTTCCGAATAACTTATTGGCCAATTCTTGTATGGTTATATTATATTCCATAAATATGTTATTTTTTTACTAAAGCGCCATAATTCTCGCCAACACTCATACGGGTTGGGAAACCATTAGCCTCTAGCTCTTGTTTAATTTTGGGTAATAATGTTTTAATATCTTCTTTAGCTACATCTAACAATATAGAATCATATGTGTATAATACTATTTTAGTTTTTTTACCATCTAGTAATTTTAACACACGTTCTAATGTTAATGTATTATAATATGTTTCGTATGATTGGATTAAGTAACTTAATATTTTATTTTTATTTGGATTTTCTATTTTTATTTGTGGTATAGTAATACCTGAAGGTAATATTAAACTATTAATATGTGTTGATTTGAATTCTTTCCATTTATTATCTAACCATTCATTTAATTTAGCAAAAAATGGAAACCAAGCATATTCATCTCTAATACCACCATATATGTTTTGGAACATAATTTCTTTAGGTACTTCATCATATGGTTCACCTTCAAATGTATAACCAATCATTTTAGCTATTATACGTGGATGGTAAGCACTGTAATCAAATTCAACAAAAACATAATTATTTGGTTCAAATGACTCACGTGCGCTACCCTTAGGTAAAGCGGCGTAATTAACGCCATTAAATGCGTTTGACGGACGAGTAGTTAAATTATATAAATTGTATTGTGTATAAACTGTATTCCCGTAAATCGAATTATCTTTCCAAGTAGTTTCAAAATGTTTATTAAACTTACGTGAATCAATACCTATACCACTTTTTTCAATCTGGTAAAATACTTCAGTAAACGTATTTAAAAATTCGTTTTTATGATTAGTGTAAAATTTAGAAAAATATAATTTATCCTTTAAATGAGTATATATATTTTCCCATTTTTCATAATGTTTAGGTATGGGTATAAGTGAATTTAAATCATTTATATAATATTTTTGATTATTAAAATCAGTATGTACTTTAGTATCAAATTGTGATTCATCAACATAATTAGTAAAATTAATATCTAATAAATTATCACCTGATAGAAAATATAAATGGTATTTTTTATCTAAAACATAGACAGTGTCAATACTAGAAATAAATTCTTTAACTGTTTCCCAATCTAGCTTAAATGCTTCACTATGGTCTATAGGTAATATATAACCTTTATCTCCATCATTATAATACACCAAACATGGTTTAGTTAATGATGGATGACTATTATCATTTAATGTAGTGACATTAATAAAACAAGTATTGTTTTCTGGTTTACCTAAATGTTCAAGTTGTTCTTTTGTTTCGACTATATAAAACATAACCTTTATTATAGATTAAATATATAGTTAAAAATCTAGATAACCAAATCTTTATTTTAACAAACTATTTCTTGCGCTGTAAGTGCTCTATTAGTATTCGCTGTTACAACAAATGATCCTACACAAGATGTACTTGCTGCTGGACATGTTGTATTTGTACTTGCGCCATGGAAGTAAGTATCACCACCAGAACCTGGATTAACTGCGTTATCAGCTACTTGATAGTATATTGTTGTACCATTAGCTATACTGACAGGACCATATTTAACTACACAACCTGTACCCATAGCTGATCCTCTTCTAGTCCAGTTAACATTATCAGTTGAAGTATATAATGCCGCTCCACCTAGGAAAGTAACATCTGTTTTAGCGTAAATATTAACTGTAAATGTTGTTACAGCAGGTGATGTACTTGGAGTATTACTAATTGATTTACTTATTGAAATACTTGGTGTGACACTAGCTGCCGCTACTGATCTACTTGGTGTAATACTAGGTGTGTTACTAATAGATTTACTTATACTAATACTTGGTGTATTGCTTATAGATTTACTAATTGATATACTTGGTGTAACACTAGGTGTTCTACTTAGTGTAATACTAGGTGTTCTACTAATAGATTTACTTATTGATATACTTGGTGTTTTACTTATACTAGTACTTATTGATATACTTGGTGTAGCACTAATTGATGTTGATTTAGTGATACTAGGTGTTGGTGAAGGTGGAGTACAAGAAGTTTCATTAAATATCTTACCAGCATCAGTTGGATTGTCTCCAATATTCCAATAGCTTACACCATCAGATAAATATACAGCATACGGATTACTATTTTCACTAATTGGTATACTTAATCCTGGATCAGTGTATATGGTAGTTCCGTTTGATAGATTAGTCACATTAGGTAAAGTGTAATAAGTAGTTGTGCTTATTGTTGGATACCACCCACAAACTTCAAACCCATCATGGAAAACTGTATCGTTGCCATTAGCTAATAACCATGATCTATAAGATATTGTTGGTGAAGGAGTTACAGATGGTGTTCGAGTTGGTGTTATAGAAGGTGTATTGCTAAATGATGGACTAATACTAATACTTGGTGTATTTGATATTGAGTTGCTTATAGTGATACTAGGTGTTATAGATGGAGTATTACTAATAGATTTACTTATTGATATACTTGGTGTTACACTAACTGATATTGATTTAGTGATACTAGGTGTAACGCTTGGTGTTGCACTAATACTAATAGATGGAGTAACAGATGGAGTATTTGATATTGATTTACTAATTGAAATACTTGGTGTTACACTTGGTGTTGCACTAATACTAATACTTGGTGTATTTGATATTGAGTTGCTTATAGTGATACTAGGTGTTACAGATGGAGTATTACTTATAGAGTTACTAACAGTTATACTAGGTGTGTTACTAATAGAAGCACTTATAGTAATACTAGGTGTAACGCTTGGTGTTGCACTAATACTAATAGATGGAGTAATACTTGGAGTATTGGATATTGATTTACTAATTGAAATACTTGGAGTTGGACTAATTGATATGCTTGGTGTAGCGCTAATTGAAATACTTGGAGTAACACTTGGAGTATTACTTATAGAAGCACTTATAGAAATACTTGGTGTATTACTTATAGAGTTACTCACTGTTATACTAGGTGTTACAGAAGGTGTATTACTAATAGATGGACTAATTGATATGCTTGGTGTATTACTAATTGAGTTACTTATAGTGATACTAGGTGTTACACTTGGTGTAGCACTTATAGAAATACTTGGAGTGTTAGATATTGATTGACTAATAGAAATACTAGGTGTTGTACTAATAGAAATACTTGGTGTTACAGAAGGTGTGTTACTTATTGAGCTGCTTATAGTAATACTTGGAGTATTACTTATAGAATTACTAACAGTAATACTCGGTGTATTGCTTATAGAATTACTAACAGTTATACTTGGAGTGTTAGATATTGATTGACTAATAGAAATACTAGGTGTTGTACTAATAGAAATACTTGGTGTTTTAGATACACTTATTGAAGGTGTTTCACTTGGTGTTCCAGATATACTAATTGAAGGTGTTACACTTGGTGTTTTAGATACACTTATTGAAGGTGTTTCACTTGGTGTTCTACTTGGAGTGGCACTAATACTAATACTAGGTGTTATACTAGGACTAGCTGTTATAGATGAATTTATTGATGGTGTTATACTAATTGTTGGTGTAATACTAGGTGTTATACTAATACTTGGAGTAGCACTAATACTAATTGAAGGTGTTTCACTTGGTGTAACACTAACACTTATTGAAGGTGTTTCACTTGGTGTAGCACTAACACTTATTGAAGGTGTTTCACTTGGTGTAACACTTGGTGTAGCACTAATACTAATTGAAGGTGTTTCACTTAGTGTTACACTTGGTGTAGCACTGATACTAACTGAAGGTGTTATACTAGGAGATTTAGAAATTGATTTACTTAAAGTAACACTAGGTGTTCTACTAATTGAAGCAGATTTACTAATACTTGGTGTTTTTGATGGTGTTCTAGATATAGTAATAGATGGTGAAACACTAATACTAGGTGATAATGAAGATCCAATTGATGGACTTACACTTATTGAAGGTGTGGGACTTGAAGTTGGAGTTATTGTTATACTAGGAGTAGGTAATGATGAAACTGATAGATCAAGTTCTTCATATATTGGTACTTCTACCAACACTACTGGATTGGTTATAATTTCTAGTTCTAAACGTTCATTAATTAAAGTATATTGAAGGGGATCAGTTAAATATTTGTTTAGATTTATAATAGTTTTATTTGCATCTGCTATAGCGCGTAAGTTAGAATCTATAAGACCAGGTTGAATTCTAACATTATTTTTATATACATCATTTAATGGACCTGTTAATTTCCATCCTATAACAATAGCATTATATGAATTTAAAAAACTAACATCATTTCTATATTTGTTAAAATTAATAGCATTTAACTCATATATGTTATTTTCAGGTATTGTTGATGCCTTTAATTGAACTATATAACGAGGAAAAAATCCTAAACTATAATCAGTATCTGTTGGTTGAATGAAATCTGATTTTAATAAAACTGTAGCTAGATTTTGATTATAATGTTTATTATAAGCATTATTTGAGCCTAGAGTTTTAACTAAACTATTTGGATCTGTATTAATTGGTTTACGTGTATCATATATTCTAATAGATGCTATTGTATGTGTTTGACCAGTCCAATATCTATCTTTATCATCTTTATGATAAAATCCTTTATAGTAATCTCCCTTAGAGTCTACAAATTTAAACCCTTGGTCATATCCAGTCTCAACTATATTTGAAGGAGATATATTCATTTATTCTAAATATTTTATTTAACTGGTTTTAAACAACCTGATGACTCTGATCCTTGTTTACATTTACTTTCATAAATGATTTTATTTTTTGATATATTTTTAATATCAATTTCTTGTGAAAATTTTTCAACCGCTGTTATATCTATAAATGCACTAAAGGTTTCATTTGATTGTATTACATTTTGATTTACAGCATTTAACATTGTAAGATATAAATTCTGTAAATTAATAGATTTAACTATTGTACCATAATAAGTTACTGTATCAGGATTATCATCAATTGTAGTTAGATCATTTTTAATTTTCTCTCCAGCTTCATCTCCAAATATCCTAAATAAAAATATATCTGTAGATTTAAAATCTGATTCTTTTACAAAACGAGATTGATCTATGCTTTTTTTATATTTATCTGATCCAAGATCTTTTATAAAAAATCCTCTATAAAAATTTGTACCAGTTAATATTTCTGTTTGTAATTTCTGACCAGTATATACTGTCACTTCTTTTAATTCTGCTAATGTAGCGGGAAAATCAGGAGGTGGATTTTGACTTGCTTTGTTAAACCATAATGTAAGATATTCATCAAAAGTTAATGCTTTAGTAGTACTTGTTAGAGCGTTGAATATATACACAGCATCATCTGCTTTTACTCTATCAAAACTTATAGTACTTGAAGTTAATTTTTTATTTCCTTCTAAAAATGGTTCTTTTAAAGTTGGATTATTATCACCTATTGTTCTAAGAGTTTGATAAACTAAATAATCAGCCATAGCAAAAACCAAATATGAGTTTCCTTTTATTTGTGTTTTAATCTGTTGTATTACTTGTTTTAATTTATTTTTATCAATAGAAAGTTCAATCGCTTCATTATCTAATAAACACATTTGTGTTTTTAAAGTTGTTATCCAATCATTACTTTGTAAAGAATGAGATATACCTGTGATTATAAAACCAACATTAGAGTTATAATAACTTCTAGGTAACATGTCTTTATCAATTCTAAAAATTTGACCAATAATAAATCCTCCTATCCCGTCTAATGTGAGTTCAAGTTCAAAAGGTATAATTGATTTGAAATTAACATCTTTACCATTTATTTGATAATGGAAAGTTTTTAATAAATTAGAAGCATTACTAGTTTCTATTTGTTGTGGTATTCTTGTTTCTCTAATTCCTTTAGGATTAGCAGTAGATACATTATATTTTGTAGTGTAATCTCCTAATATTTTTTTATTTATATAACCTGTTAATATTGATACATTATTATATATGTTATAATAATATAATGTATTAGCTTCTATTTCCTTTCCATCTTTATCTAAAATACTGCTATTTCCAGCTGTTTCAGATGTTGATATATCTAAATTATTTTTAATTCTATCACTTAATCCTTCATTAAAATAAGTTTGTGTTGAAGCATAAATATCACCTAAATTTTTAACATTTCCTGATGAACCAGCGGCTATACCAATCATAGTTGATTGTTCAGAAAATATACGAGAATTAATCTTAACATCTCGACATATGCTTTTTAAACCAAATGTATCAAACATGAATTTACTACTAGCGCCCTCACCTGTCTCTAAGTACTTAGCATCAATTATCTGGATAATATTTCTATTAGTGTATAATTTGAAGTCATTTATTCCACCTAAGGCAAATGATATGTCTTCTAGTAATTCTGTTAATAATTTAGTTATATCTACTCCATTTTCTCCGCCTGAATATTTTCTATATACTTCTAATATTTTGCCTATAGAAATATATATATTTCCTATTTTTCCTACACTAACAACTTTATAACCATCTTTTTGTTTAATAGTATCTTGTTTATAAAAGGAAGGTAAGACATATGATGAACCTGCTTTGTAAGAATTTAAAGCAGGATCAAATGTAAATCCATTAAACATTAAAGGGTTAAATCCACGATCTTGTTGATCTGTTGTTGATTCACTATCTGTTATAAATGTAGCTAAATCATTGCTTATCAAACATATTGTAGGATCAATACTAACACTATCCTCACTCATTAAACAAGTTGTTTCTTCTGGTATTACTAGGTAAAGTAAAGGATCACCTGTTTCTTTATTTCTAGGTATAAAAAATCTATTAAGTATAACTATGAATGTTTTCATATTCATGTATTCTATACCTGTACCGTCTGTTGATGCCTCAGATAACCTAACTAAACCTAAACCAGCTATACTTAAATTAAAATTTCTATCAACAAATTGATCACCCATGTCAAATTTGTATTTGATTTTTTGATCTTCCAAATTAGACTTAATAGAATTATATGTTTCAGAAGCATAAGTATCAAATTTATCTAACTGAGCTTGAGCGTCTTCTGAAAGAGTAGGAGGAGGTGTATTTGGATCTTCTGGATTTGGTTTTGGTACTATTTGTTGTCTGATTTCTCCATCAGGATTTGTTATTTCACTTTTATTAATAGCGGCCTTAATTGTTAAGAATATTCGTTCAAATAATGTGAAAATAGGAGAACTTGATCCAACTGTTGTTCCATCAATATTAACAGGCGCAGGAGGTGGTGTGCTACCTAATATAATATTAGGGTTAGAACTAGCTTTTATTGTTTCTAAAACTTCACCTCTAGATATTAATATAGTTGTACAACGATATCCACCATTAGGCATTAATTGCCATGAGAAATTTTTTACAAGTCCTAAAATAGCATCATAATTACCTTTAGATTTTGATACAAGTTCATCAATTTGACTATAAACATAATCTTCAGTTTCTGCTTTAAAAGCATCTATAGTATTAAGATCAAAATTTTTTATTGATATATTATCAGGATATTTATTTATATCATTAGCGACACCATGATCTAGATATTGTGACCATCCCCATTCTAGCATGACTGAATAGCCTGGTCTCATATATAGAAGTTCTATTTCTTCTAATTGATGTTTATCCCAACAGTAATATTCAACAGTAGCTTCTCTTAATGAACCATAAGCACTTTTATTAGTAACATTTAATGATGTAATACCAGGCATTGGTCTTAAACCTAATGGTCTATCTAATGTGGTTCCTGTGTTAGATATTCTATCTATATTACTACCATACACTCCATCTGTTTTATTTACTCCTCTTCTGAGAGAAAATGTATCATCTCCTTCTTTACCACTGTTATATAAAGTACCACCTTCTAAAATATATTTTTTAGCTAATTGATTACCTGTATATAAACATTCTACTTTTGGTTTATTTGTTGTTGGATTAATAATATCTTCACCACTGCTGTTTTTTATTTTTTTACAACCATAGTCAGCATCAACAAATGATACCATTCTAACCCATGAATTTTTTCCAGCTGCAAAACGAAGAAAGTTGCTATCTCTAGGTAATGTACCTATATTAAAAATAGGATTACCTTTTTTATCTTTAACACCAGAATCTGAAGTTTGTGAAATAATTTTTTCACGAGCTTTAAGCTGAGCTGCTATTTCAGGTTTAAGAGTACTTTTAAATATTGACATAACACTTTTTAATTATTTAGTTGCTCAAAATCATTTAATATTTGGTTAATATCAGTAGGTATTCTTAACTGATAACCAAGAGTTGGATATAATGAATCATTTGGCAAATCTGGATTAGCTGTTGATAGTATCCACCATAATGTTGAGTCACCATAAAATTGGTAAGCTAAATTATCTAATCTATCCCCACGCATTGTGTAAAGATAAACATCGGTTTCAGATAATGGTACATCTGGATATTTAGTTGATGAACGATATCTGATTACCTTTGGATCTTGCACCGTAGGAGTAGTTAGAAGTATATTATTATTATCATAGCGATCCATGATAATAAATATGAATTTAATTGGGAAATTTGACTAGTCCAAATATTTGTTAGTAGGCAAATTATACGCTGCTTTATCACGAGTGATAAACGGTACTTTAGATAATGTGTCTTTGTATGCTCTACGAGGTAAGAATGTATGTATTGGTTTAAATGATAAAGCTACCTTAATATGTTTAGGTGTCTCATATTGACCAACATCAGAACCATTTTCAGGATCATTTAAAGCTATTTCCCAATGTGTATCTAGAAATCCACTTAATTTAATATCAGTGAATACACCTGGTTGTCTATATAAATAATCACCAACTGTTAAGTAACCTATATTACCTCTCATTTTTAGTTTTTCGCTATAGTCAGGAGCAAATGTAGACATTAAATAATTTAACTTTTGATATAATGGTCTCATTTCCTCAGGAGAATGAGCATACATTGTAAATGATACACTTATATCTCTTGTAAAACCATCATATACATAAAATTCCTCACCTCTACCCATGTAACGATATGGATTCCATCTAGCACTCATTCCATCATTAAAATCATCAATATATGCTCTAAACGCTAATACATCTGTACTAGTAGATGAAACATTATTATTTAAAAATTCAAGTCTAAATTTAATTATATCACGACCAAATTTACTTTCACCATTTACTTCACTATTTGATCCACTTGAATAAGTGAATAAACCAGGAGTTTTTGAATTAGCATCTGAGTTTGTTGCTAGTGAATTGCCGTAAAAAGTTCCGTTATTTAGTATACTTATAGCATTTATAGAATCTACATTTCTATTGATTGGATTTTTACTTCCACGTGATATACCTATTCTACTTTCAATATTAAAATTAGACTCATTATTATTAATAGATAGGGGAGAGTTTTTTAACTGATCTTTTAAAGAACTATTTAATTCAGCTTGAGGAGCTATACTAATTTGACCATTAGTTAATGGTGTAAATCCATTTAGATTTTTTTCAGCTCCTGGAGTTAGAATACTTTTACCTATAGTAGTTCTAACATTAGTTGTATTAATACGGGTTTGACCAATCCCATAGACAGAAGAAGCTCCACCATCATATGTTAATAAATTAGTAACTCCATTATCATTATTGTTAATGATAGATAGATAATTCATTAATCTATTAGGATTTTTACCATAATAATCACTATCATAAAATCCTTTAGAAAAACCAATAACATCTCCTTGAAGTATATTATTGTCGTTAGTTATTTTTTCATAATTATAACCTTGAATAGTACTACTATCTCCTCCTAAAAATCCAACTCCTCCAACAGGTGTTAAACCATGTCTTATAATATGGCCTCCTATAGCGTTAAGTGGTATTTGAGCTAATGTATTAATTCCTAAGTTATAAGTGCGTGTTGGACCAATTTTATTAGCGTAATTATTAGCTACAGTTGAAACTGTATTAATAGCATTAGCTGCTTTGTTCACTAAACTTGAAGATGATCTTACATTTAGTTTTCTTAAATTGGTATTAGATATAGGTCCGTTATTAGCAGGCAGTTCAAGTTCTGGATTTGATTTTTGTAATCCAACTTGTTTAATTATAAATAAAGCGCCTCGTCCAGATGCATAAAATTTACTTATACGTGCTGTGTCTCTAACAGATGCTAAAGTTGTATTTAATATACCACCACGTATTAGGCCATCACCATAATCATTGAATCTAATAGCAGGTATTTCTGGTTTGCTATTGAAATTTTGATTGTAGTATTTAGATAAATCAGACCAACTGTTGTTTAAGTTTAGAAATGGCATCTATTGCTTTTGGTTTTAGTATCTTCCTTCTTTAGGACCTTTATTTTTATAAACAGCATTAGTACCACCTAATGATGGATAAAATGGATTACTATTTGTGTCTAATGAAGATGGTGGAACAAATACTGAAAATCTTCCAGTTCCATATTTTCTACCTGATATTAAATCTTGAGATGATTTTAGTATGTTATTACTAGCTAATGCTTGGATATCAGAAGTACTTAATTGACTTACATTTTCAAAATTAGGTCCTTGTTGACCTCTTAATCCATATCTACTAAATTCTAATCTTTTATCAAGACTAAATGTTTTTAATACATCATAATTAGCAGGTGTTGTACCATTTATATCTAATACTGATGTTGGAACTGTAGTTCTATTTGGAGATTGTCCATATGTTCTTCCAAGTTGTAAATCTTGAGAGGATACTAAATTATTATTTCTAGCTAAAGCTTGAATATTTGATGTGAAACGTTGTGTTTCATTTTCAAAATTAAGACCTGGTTGTCCATTTAAGCTAAGTGTACTATCTTTTAATTTATCAAATAATGCCATGATACTATGTTTTATATAAATATGTTATATTTTTGTTATTTAAATGAGCTATTTTGAGTTCCAAATAAATCAGATGCGGTGTTATATTCCATAATGGTTTTACCACCAACATTTAGATTAATAGGTCGAACAGCTAATTGATTTAATAAGTCTGTTGTTTTTTTCTCACTTTCTTTAGCGGAGGCTGTTTCTTGTTTTTTACGTTCTTCAGATTCATTTAATACACTAATTAAACTACCAACTCCACCAACTACAGCTCCAATAGCAGCGCCCCATGGCCCAAACATCATACCTACACCAGCTCCTGTCGCTGCCCCTCCTAAAACACTAACAGTATCTTTAGCACCTCCTTCCTCCATTCCTCCAGCCGCGCTAGATAAAGCCATTCCTCCTACCCCAAGTCCCAATCCTACACCCATAGCTTTAGGTGAAAATGCTCCAAATCCTCCTTTACCAGCTCCAGGAGTGACAACAGATGATGGACCTCCAGCTCTTGTAAGTGTTAAACCTCTTGATGAAGTTATTGAATTTGAAGCTACAGGTCCCATTCCTCCTCCCATTCTAGTCATACTAATATCTTTAGTAATCATAGGATTAAGGATAGTACCTTTTAATAATTTAAAAGACATTAAAGCTAAAGGTAATCCTAACAATGCAGCTCCTAAAGCTGTACCTAAAGCTCCTCCAGTCAATGCTCCAAATCCTTCTACTAGTTTTAATACTCCACTAAGTGATTTTTCTATTAAATGAAAAAACGCGAGCATTGGTCCTGATGTAATTTTACGAATAACATCTCTTAATTTATCAAATATTTCTTTTTGTTCTTCAGCTAAACTTTTTTGTTCAAGACTTTGTTTAATAGACTCAGACATTGTTATACCATGTTCTGTAGCATATTTAAGTTGTTCTTCTGCTGATGCTGATACTTTGTCTCCTAATTTGGCTTCAAATTCTTTTTTACGAAGCATATCACCCATTTCATTCACACCCATTCCAAATACTTCAGCATATGCTTTTCTTTGAATAACATTCATTCTTTCAAAATCATGAATATTACCTACTTGTTCTACTATTGCTTCAGTTAATTTAGCTGTATCACCAGATAAAGCAGCAGATCTAGCTTTTTCTAAGTTAATTGCTTTACCTGTTAGTAGTTCTGCTTTAAGTTCAGATTCAATTGATGATTCAAAATTAAGTAATGATTCACCAATTTTATCTACTTGTTCTAGTGTTAAACCTAATCTATCGGCTTGCATTACAGCTTCAACTAAAGCAGCTGTATTACCTTTGAATTTAGTTAAAATTTCACCACTTACTCCACTTACTTTTTTAAGTACATTTTGATAGCTTATAGCACCTCCAAATTGTAATTTTTGTTGTGCCGCTGTTTTAATAGTAGTGTTAAGAATAAAACTAGCGTCTTTATCTTGTTCTTGACCTAACTCTTCTAATTTACCTGCTTGTTCAGCACTTAAACCATAAAAATGAGATAGACGAGCAAATGCATCTGCACTTTTTTCACTAAAAGCAACTGTTGTACCTAATGCTTCATTTAATGCTAAATTTGATTCAAGTAAACGTTTTCCAGTAACAAAAGAATCATGAACTGAGCTAGCATAATTGGAGTAGTTTTTATATAAATCATTTGATGCTTCTTTATTCATTACTAACTGTCGTCCACTCTTAGTTAGCATTTCATCATGCTCTTTAGCTAAATCAAATATTTTTTTATAAAAAGCAGCCATTAATGTAAGTTGCAATAATGGATCTTTTAAGCTTTTTGTCATTTGACCAAATATATTTGATGCACCTGCTCCAAACGCTTTATATGAATTTTCTGTTTTTTTAGCGTTTATATATATAGCTTCAGTAACTTTTTCAGCATCAACTAATTTATTAACAAAAGGTATATCTTTAATACCCTCAAATATTTTAGATGTTAAACCAGCTGTTTTTTCTAATTTTTTAGCTTCAGCAACTTGTTCTTGTAGTTGTTGAATTTGAGTATCAGAATTTTGTATAGAATCACTTTGTATTCTAAGTTCTTCTTGATTAAATTGTACTCCTCTATCTTTAAGTATATTAAATTTTCTAGCATTAAGAACTTTTTCTCTTTCTATTATTTCTATTTGCTTTTGAATATCTTTACTTTTAATAGATCCTGTGTTTAATTTCTCAGTATTTTCTACTAAATCAAAAGCTTTTTTAGATAATAAATTATAACTTTTAACTAATTCTTTTGTTAAAGCAACATTAGCGGGTAAATCATCTTCAGAGATTTCTTTATGATTTTTAGCCATTTTAGCTAGACTAGCAGCCATTGACTGAAAAGAGTCTTCTAGTGTTATTGAAAGTTCTTCAATTTTTTGCAGTCTATTTAATTCCTCTTGAGTTGGTAATATTGGATCTCCCATTTAAGCTAGTTTATATCGGGTATAAATATTAAAAGCGCCTATTTTTTAGGCGCTCTTACTTTTGTTGCAAAATCTGGTATTGGTAATGGTTCTCGAGGTTTTTTACTTGGACCTAATGTTTCAGTTTTCTTAGCATTACCGTATTTTTTATCCATTTCTTCTTGTTGTTTTTCATTAGTTTCAATTAATTTTTGTAAATAAAATCTCCTATATCTTATAGGCATATTATATACTTCATCATGTATGAAACCACCATTACTGTGATAACAAAGTAGAAATATTTCGTCTAGTATTATTTTCTTATACTCCGGAGTCAGGCCAAAAAAAGTTAACTCCTATTGGTAAGTCAACGCCCTCCACTACGTCGCCATTAGATCTGGTTATATCAATTTTCATATTAACATCGGGCATTACTTTATTAATTTGTTCACGTAATGCTTTAACATCTCTAGCTAACATATTATCACAAAATTCTCTGATGTTGGCTTGATCTCTATCTCCATTAACTGCTACAATAGTATGTTTTAAACGAGTTGTAACATCATATGCGCCTTGAGCGTTAATTTTTTCTAGTCCTTTAATTTCTTTTTCTATTTTATTTTCATCATTATGATTTAATAATTTAAAAGTAACTGTCACTTTTGAAAAAGGTAATTGTAGACTAAATTCATTTTTACCTGGAGTATATAATGATTCATCTAATAATTTAGCTTCAAGTAATGTTAGGTCAACTATTGTTTTTTCAGTTGTTCCTGTTTTTGGATCAGTGAATAAAATTTCATAATCTTTACCATAACCTAAAATACGAGCAGCTATTAATATAGCATTTTTATCTCCATTTAATAATTCTTTATAATCAATAGGTGTTACAATCATTGATTGTAATAACTTATCAATTACAGTACCATTTTTAATAAAGTTAGCATTAGATAAAATATCTTCTTCTTTTGCTGTCATGTATTTCATCTCAATAACTCCTTTTGATAATGGTGATTCTGGAGGGTAGATTAAACCTTTAGAAGGTAAGTCAATTTGTTCTGTTGGATATTTGTAATTTTGTTCCATAACGTTGTATTTGTTTTATATATATAAATATATAAAGATAAAAAAAGCCGTCCAAAAGGACGGCTCTTTAAAATATATTGAATATTTTTAGTAATTCAAAATACAATAATCCATTGCTATTGTAGTATTGATAGTTACATAAGCTTCGTTAGCCCAATCATATTCACCAAAGTTAGCTTCTTTAACATAAGCTCCTTTAATAATCCACTCACCTACTACATCACCTACAGGACCTAAGATATCTAAGCGTATATCTTTTTTATAGAAATCACTATATCCATCTCTACCTGTTACTGATTCATGTGCTAAACGAGCCCATTCCATTACTGCTTGAGCACCACTTGGAGTTACAGGATCGTATAATTCTAAAGTCATGTCATTCCATCTAACTTTACCTTTTACTTTACGGTAAACATTTATATGGTCTAATATAACCTCACCAGCGTTGAAAGAAGGTGAAGATGCTTTTTTGATTAAATATGAAGGGATACCATCGATGTACATCAAAAAGCGATTTTGAACTTTAGGTTCAAACGCTGTGAACATGATTTCTGTTGGGTCTAATACTGCCATTGTCTATTGTTTAATATAAATATTAATAATTATTATTTCTATGCAACTGGTTGTTCAGGTTGTTTTTTATCTTTATCGTCAAGATCTGATTGCATTTTATTTAGGTAGCTCATTACCATTTTATAGTTTTGATTACTATCAAGACCACTTAATTGACTACCTTTTTTGTTTTTTAACCATTTCATAAGTGCTTCAATTACACGAGAATAATCTTTAGCATTTGAAATAGCAGAAGCTAATTTAGTTAAAGAAGAAGTAACGCCCGCAACCGCTGAATCAGCGGATGCGTCGTCTTCAAATTCTTTTAGTTTTATTTTACTCATTTATTTTTTTATTTTATTATGAACCAAATTCTACACCAGTTGGTAAGATGTTGAAATCAAGTAAGATAAATTCTGCTGTACGAGTTGGTTGTAAGTAAATTTGACCTACTAATTGATTTCTATCAATTACATCTGGAGTGTTATTTGTATCATCCATTACTACTTTGAACGCATATAAACCTTGACGTTGTTGTACACTTTCTAAGTATGGAGTTGCTTGAGATAAGAAACGATTACGAGTGATTGTTGTATTTTGTTCAAACACTAATGTTTTAGCAATATCACCTATGTAACGTTTAAGAGCAATTAATAATCTACGAACGTTAATTCTATCTAAAGCACTTGATTTTTGTTGTAATGTTTTTTGACCAAAAGCTGTTACACCTACATTAGGGAAAGTAGCAATTGGATTAACTTTAGCAGCATATAAATTATCACGATTTGTTGGAGATAATTTTCTTTCTGCTTGAATAACACCACCTAATCCACCTCTGTTAAGACCTGCTGGAGCGAACCATTCAGCACTTACACTATCATTGAAAGCATAAACACCAGCCATTACTGTTGAAGCAGGTACCCAAACTAACTTTCCAGTTTCTTGAGATACAACTTGAACCCAAGGCCAATAAGCACCTGCATAGTTAGTATCCATACCAGCAGCTACATTAACTGGGGTTCCAATAGATGAATTATAAACTGTTAAGTCAGTAATATAAAAGAAATCACCTCTGTTTTCAGCATTTTGAATAAAGCTTGATACAGCTGATGAGTGTTGATTTTGGATCAAACCTGGTGTTACTAATAATTCATAATCATATTCATCTTTATTAGATAAAATATTACTTGCTGTTACATAATTACTAGCTACTAAACCTTGAGTTGAAGCACCAATATTACTAAATAAAGTATTACCAATAAGTGGAATATCGTTACCTACAGCGAAATTAAATGAACCACCATAAGAACCACTACCAGCAAATGGTAATGAAGCTGAATAACTAGTGCCTGTACCATCTACAGCAACACCACCGGCGTTGTTAAAATAATTTGGAGTAGTTTTGTTAACTGATTTCACTCTTACATAGCGACTATTATTTGGATAGTCACCAGATATTTTAATATAATAACCACCCATATCAGCGTCATACTGAACTGTTTTGGATTGGTTACCTAATACTAGTTCAATGTAGTTTGGTTGATTTGGATCTAGAGAAACGTTTGTATATGTTTCTAAAATTACAGGAGTATTTGTGTTATCATCACCACGACGAACTAATAAAGTAAATGTACCACTACCTGAGTTTACATTTCTTACTTCCCATCTTACATTTTCTTGAGATCCACTTTCTAATGAACCGTTACTTAAAATAGAACCACTATTATCAGCCATATCGCCATAATTTAGTGTTTCTAAAGTGAATGAAGATACTGAATTACTACCTGATATCATTACACTAGCTGAAGCTGGTGTAAATGAGCTAGTCACTACTCTTGTTACTAATATACTAGTACCACCTTGTTGAAAATAGTTAAATGCTGCTATTGAAGTTAAAAATTCATAAGAAGCGCCACCACTGATAAATGAACCGCCGAAGCGATTTACATAATCACTATATGATCTAACAACGGTAGGTATGTTAGGTTGTCCTTTAACAGTTGGGCCAACTAAAGCTAAACCAACTGAAGGAGGTAGCTGAGTTATTTGTGATAAGTCGTTCTCTCTTGTGAGAACACCTGGGGAAATTAATGTTTCTTGCGCCATGTTTAAATTAGATTTTGTCTATTGATAAATATATAAGTTATATTATAAAACGAAGAAACCCCGTCATTACTGACGAGGTTCTTCTATATTAACTCCTAACACCTAACAATACATATTGTTAATTTATTTCTCCTGTATCAATATTAATTGTACCAGGACCATATTTTTCAGTTAATTTATTAGCTAATTTACCTTCTTTATCTGCTATGATTTTTTGGTAATCTAATAAACGAGCTTTTTGTAATTCTAATTCACCTAATTCTAAAGCTAAATTATTATATTCTTGTTTAACTTCTTTAACAGATTGAAGTTCATCAGCTTCTAGTTTTTTAATTTCACTCATATATTATTTTGATTTTTTTACTGCTTTTTTAGCTGGGGCTTTTGCAGCTGGTTTAGCTGTTGATTTAGCAATTGATTTTTTTACTTTTTTAATTTCTTCTTTAACTTCAGCTACAACTGCTTCTACTTTAGTTTCAATCACATCAGGAATGTTGTTGTGGTTAGTGTCAGCAATTTTACCTTTTTTTGTAAGGAAAAAAATAAGAGCAGCGGCGAGTACTAATACAATAATAATGGTTAACATATTTTTATTTTTTGGTTTACATATATAAATATATAATATTTTTAGAAAACAACCAAATCTTTATTTTAACAAACTACTTCTTGCGCTGTAAGTGCTCTATTAGTATTCGCTGTCACAACAAATGATCCTACACAAATTGAACTTGCTGATGCTGGACATGTTGTAGTTGTATTTGAGCCATGTAGATAAGAATTATTGGATGGTGGGGTACCAGTGTTTGCAGCTACTTGATAGTATATCGTTGTACCACTAGCTATACTAACAGGACCATATTTAACTACACAACCTGTACCCATAGCAGAACCACGTCTAGTCCAGTTAACATTATCAGTTGAAGTCCATAATGCAACTGTGGTTGCAAAAGAAGTAGCTGTTTTAGCGTAAATATTAACTGTAAATGTTTGTACTGATGTACTAGGTGTTTTACTAGGTGTGTTAGTTGGAGTATTACTAAATGATGGACTAATAGATTTACTTACTGTTATACTAGGTGTTTTACTAGGTGTGTTACTAATAGATTTACTAATTGATATACTAGGTGTGTTACTAATTGATTTACTAATTGAAATACTTGGTGTTACACTAGGTGTGTTACTAATAGATTTACTAATTGATATACTAGGTGTGTTACTAATTGATTTACTAATTGAAATACTTGGTGTTACACTAGGTGTGTTACTAATAGATTTACTTATTGATATACTTGGAGTATTTGATATTGATTTACTAATAGAAATACTTGGTGTGACACTAGGTGTGTTACTAATAGATTTACTTATTGATATACTTGGAGTATTTGATATTGATTTACTAATAGAAATACTTGGTGTGAAAGTAACACTTGGAGTATTACTAATAGATTTACTAATTGATATACTTGGTGTTACAGAAGGTGTTGCACTAATTGATATACTAGGTGTAACACTAGGTGTGTTACTAATTGATGTACTAGGTGTAACACTAGGTGTGTTACTAATTGATGTACTTACTGTTATACTAGGTGTATTACTAATAGATTTACTTATTGATATACTTGGTGTAATACTTGGTGTAATACTTGGTGTAACACTTGGTGTGTTACTTATTGATTTACTTATTGAAATACTAGGTGTTACACTAGGTGTTACACTTGGAGTGACAGATGGTGGTGTACAAGATGTCTTATTAGCAAGTAATCCAGTTCCTCCACTAATTTCATAGAAATTAGTTCCATCAGAATAGAATCCATTTCCTGCTACATTAGTTAATGCAGTGTTTTGATATATTGTCACACTATTATCTATTACACTAATATTTGGATCAGTGTAATAAGTGTTAGTGAATAATGTTGGATAGTTAGTACAAGCTGTATATCCATTTGAAGCATCATATGCTAACAAGAATGAATTATAAGCTTTTGTAGTTGAAGGAGTTACAGATGGTGTTCGAGTTGGTGTTATAGAAGGTGTATTGCTAAATGATGGACTAATACTAATACTTGGTGTTATACTTGGAGTGAAAGTAATACTAGGTGTATTACTAATTGATTTACTAATACTAATACTTGGTGTGACACTTGGAGTAGCACTTATGCTAATAGAAGGTGTTACACTTGGAGTATTTGATATTGATTTACTTATTGAAATACTTGGTGTGTTACTTATTGATTTACTAATTGATATACTTGGTGTAACACTAGGTGTTGCACTAATACTAATACTTGGTGTTATACTTGGAGTGAAAGTAATACTTGGTGTGTTACTAATAGATGGACTAATACTAATACTTGGTGTATTAGATATAGATTTACTAATAGAAATACTTGGTGTCACACTTGGAGTAGCACTTATGGAAATACTAGGTGTAATACTTGGAGTGTTACTGATTGAGTTACTTACAGTTATACTAGGTGTATTTGATATTGATTTACTTATTGAAATACTTGGTGTGACACTTGGAGTAGCACTTATGCTAATAGAAGGTGTTACACTTGGAGTATTTGATATTGATTTACTTATTGATATACTTGGAGTATTAGATATTGATTTACTAATACTAATACTTGGTGTGACACTAGGTGTGTTACTAATTGATCTAGATACTGTTATACTTGGAGTATTAGATATTGATTTACTAATACTAATACTTGGTGTGTTACTAATTGAGTTACTTATTGTTATACTAGGTGTAACACTTGGAGTAGCACTTATGCTAATAGAAGGTGTTACACTTGGAGTAGCACTAATGGAAATACTAGGTGTAACACTAGGTGTGAAAGTAACACTTGGAGTATTGCTAAATGAAGGACTTATACTAATACTTGGTGTAACACTAGGTGTAGCACTAATACTAACAGATGGAGTAACAGATGGAGTATTGCTAAATGATGGACTAATGCTAATACTTGGTGTATTAGATATTGATTTACTAATACTAATACTTGGTGTGTTACTAATAGATGGACTAATTGAAATACTAGGTGTATTACTAATACTGATACTTGGAGTGAAAGTAATACTTGGTGTGTTACTTATTGATTTACTAATTGATATACTTGGTGTATTAGATATAGATTTACTAATAGAAATACTTGGTGTCACACTTGGAGTAGCACTAATAGAAATGCTTGGTGTTACACTTGGAGTGAAAGTAACACTTGGAGTATTGCTAAATGATGGACTAATACTGATAGATGGAGTTACACTAGGTGTAGCACTAATACTAATAGATGGAGTAACAGATGGAGTATTTGATATTGATTTACTAATTGAAATACTTGGAGTATTACTAATAGATTTACTAATTGATATACTTGGTGTTACAGAAGGTGTAGCACTAATTGATATACTAGGTGTTACAGATGGAGTATTACTAAATGATGGACTAATAGAAATACTAGGTGTATTGCTTATTGAGTTACTAACAGTTATACTTGGTGTGTTACTTACAGAGTTACTTATAGTAATACTAGGTGTAGCACTAATTGAAATACTTGGTGTCACACTTGGTGTGTTACTAATAGAAGTGCTTACAGTAATACTTGGTGTGTTACTTATTGATTTACTAATTGAAATACTTGGTGTAATACTTGGAGTAGCACTAATACTAATACTTGGTGTTATACTTGGTGTGAAAGTAACACTTGGAGTATTTGATATTGATTTACTAATACTAATACTTGGAGTAACAGATGGAGTAGCACTTATAGAAATACTTGGTGTGATACTTGGAGTGTTACTTATAGATTTACTAATTGATATACTTGGAGTATTACTAATAGAATTACTTACAGTTATACTTGGAGTAATACTTGGAGTGTTGCTAATAGAAGTACTTACAGTTATGCTTGGAGTATTTGATATTGAGTTACTTATAGTGATACTAGGTGTTACACTTGGTGTACGTGAGACACTAACAGAAGGTGTTACACTAATACTAATTGATGGAGTAACACTTGGAGAAGTTGTTGGTGTTGGTGTTGTATCATATCCCCACCATTCACTCATAGCATGAGGTGCTGTTTGATTAAGACTACCACTTTGTGCTCCTAAATAAAATAAAGATCCAGTTTGAGGAATTATACCACCAGCTAAAGAAGAGTTAGCAGTACTAGCTGCTCTCCCTAAAATAGTATTTATAGAGCTGATTGATATAGAGCCACTAGCTGCTGGTAAAGCCATAACATTAGAATCTTTTATTTATTTTTATGATGTTTTCTAATTCTTTAACTTTAGATGATAGTTCTTTTATAGCTTCAATTAATAGTGGAACTATTTTTTCATATTTGACAGCTTTATATCCATTATCTCTTATTGTTATTATTTCAGGTAAAATTTCTTCAATTTCTTGAGCTATTACTCCTATATCATGACCTGAAAAACCATGAAATTTGATTAGATCTTCATTTTGTTTCCAATCAAATTCATACCCACCTATTTTATTTATTTTTTCTAAGGCATTATTGATTGGAGTTATATTTTCCTTAAAATTAATATCTGATGTTGAATATGCTACTATATCGTTAGAAGCATCTATTCTGCCCACTGTTGCACTAGGGATAATATTACCTACTGCTAATGAACCACTATATACTCTAGCTCCAGTTAATGTATTAGCATTAATATCTAAAGCATATAATGGTGTTATGGTTCCTATTCCAAGTCTACTACCTGAACCATATAAGGTTGGTCCATTACTTCCTAATTTTACAGCTCCTACTGTAATATCCTGCACACCGTATATACCCATAGTATTTACTATGTTGACATCATAAAGTGCGGCGTCATCTCCTCCTTGGAAATACATAGCTCCATTTATAGGAACATAAATTGGTTGGGTCACTGTTAAAGAACCAGTTATGACTGCGTTTCCTGTATAAGGGAATGGAGAAGCAGCTGTAGCTACTGTTATGACATTTCCACCAGAATCTACTGCTAAATTTGCTGTAGCTGTTCCCACAAATGAAGAAGCGGCAGTATAAGCTGGGAGTTGCATTTGTTTAGAATGCAAATTCCATTGAGCAATCAATGCGGTACTACTAGCATTAGTGCCGACTAATATGCGATGAGAGTTTGACCAGTTATCAATAAATGAAGCTGAAGTATAAGTTCCTCCAGGGGCATTAAAGCCAATTTGGCCTCCTTCATTTGCTGTATCTCTAGCTCCTAATGTTATAGTATTTTCACTTGCTCCTAATGATGAAGATCCTACTGTTAATGATCCAGTTATTATTACGTTTTGATATAGAGTATTTATAGAAGATGCTGTTGATGCAAACGATGCACTTACAGCATTGAGAACATAGGATGCTGTTATAGCGTTTGATGCCCATGATGATGTTCCAAACAATGAACCAGTAAAAGATCCACTAAACGATCCTGTATTACTTAAGAATTGATCTACTCTATTAACTGTTGCTATTACTGAAGGAATACCTGGTACTACTCCAAATCCAGGTTCTGCGTGTAAGCGTACGTTAGCATCAGGTGAATACCACATTAATTGATAATAATCATTTGCAGCTGAATTAACAAAGAAATTCCATGCTGCTACATAATGATCTCCGTTACCAGTTAATTGTATTGATGTTGCAGTATCTTGTAAATTTGTTCCATTTTTTCTTAACCAAATCCATATTTCATCTGTACCACTATCTGTTTTATCTACTTGAGCAGAAAATTGTATATCATATACACCTGCATTTTCAGTCTTGATATAAGTGTTAAAAGGATTTGTTGATCCTGATATTGATACTCCATTTGTAATATCTGTCGTATTGAAAGACATTGAGCGAGCGGTACCTGCTACATTAGTTTGAGTTGTAGTATCGTAAAAACTACCGTAAGATCCTGTTGCAGTATTAAATCCACCTCCACCACTAGTTGATGAAACTGTAACTTGTCCTAAACCATTTGTTGGTGATAATGTTACATTTGGTCCTGCTAGTAGTTGTGTTACACCTCCATTTAATGCAAACGATGCACTTGTTGCAAATGATGCACTAGTAGCAAACGATGCTGTTGCTGTAAACGATGCGCTAGTGGCAAATGAAGCTGTACCTAGTAAAGATCCTGTGAATGAGGTTGCTGTTATATTAGTTGTAACAGCTAATGAGTTTAATAAGGCGTTAGAGCCACTAACAATGACTTTTTTCCAATTTGGCATGTTATTTTAACAATTTATATCTGTGGTTAGATACATACACTTTATGCCGTGTATATGCCTACTTCCCTTACGGGCCAACAGTGGTTGTGTATATAAATATACTACTAGGGTAGTTGAGTATAATAAGTTTGAAGCTTTAAAGTTAACTCATATACTTTTTGTATATGTTCTCCTTTAAAATGAGATTCTTTAATCATCATTAATAAAAGTTCAACTTCACTCTTAGTTAAGTTAGATGAAGGTAGAGAAATCTTTACAGGCTCCTCTACTTTATTTTTTGTCACCAAATTGTTTGTTGTAAAAGCCATAACTGATTTTATTTTATTTATTAGGCCCATATATAAATGTCACCTGTATCTTGTTTAACCCATATATTACCACCTCCGTTTGATCCACTACCCCATGTTGGAGGTACAGCATCACTTGGAGCAGAAGCAGCTGATAATTTAGCTGTTACAGCAAATTCATCAGGTGTAGCTACTGAAGCACTAGCGTGAAGATCAAAAGCTGTTGCCCATCTACCATATGGACCTGTTGAACCAGCAGAACCAGCTTCTAAATACCAAGCTGAACCTGATAATCCTCCTGATGATGCTATAATACCAGCATCTGTTAAACTAGTAGAGCCAGAAGCTAATAATATAAATCTATCAGCTATTAAAAGTGATGTTTGGTTTGAGAAACTAGCTGTACCAGCAACTGTTAAGTCACCAGTCATAACTGTATTACCTGTTACTGTTAATGTTGAACCATCAAATGTTAAATTTGATTCACCATTAATTGATCCACCACCTGTAGCTGTTAATATCCTATTATCTGTATTATTTGTTACTGCTCCACCAATAAATGAGGCAGAATCAGCTGTTGTAGCTTTTGTAGCAAATGAAGCACTTACTGCTTGTAAGACAAAAGAAGCAGTAGAGGCATTAGTTGCAAATGATGCACTTACTGCTTGTAAAACATAAGATGCTGTATTAGCATTTACTGCTGAAGAAGCAGATGTTGCATATGAAGCACTTAACGCTTGTAAAGCATATGAAGCAGTATCAGGAACATTAGAAGCATAAGCAGCTGTGACTGCAAATGACGCAGATAATATACTATTAGATCCGTATGGACCATAAACTCCAGATCCAGTAACATAAGAAGCTGTTGTAGCTGTAAATGATCCTGTTCCTTGATAACTAAATAAACCAGTAATTGTATTGTAACCAACAATATTTGCTTGGTTAGCGTTAGCTAAATCAGATTTTAAACTGCCTTCAAATGATCCACTAAATGAACCTGAAAGGAAAGTAGTTGCTACTGAAGATGAAATTTGTTGGTTAGCACCAACATTTAATTTATTGAGTTCAGCATTACTACCAGAAACAACGACTTTTTTCCAAGTTGCCATATATGTATTTATTTGTTAATAAATATGAATAAATATCAAAATCAATCTAAACCAATATACATGTTTGTAGAAGTAAACCATATTGAACCTGCTTGAGTAGTTCCAGCAGGATTAGATGATTGAGTAGCAAATTGTACAATACTTTGACTAACAGTAAGTACAGGTTGTTTTGTTGTGAAATTCTTTATAATAAAAAGATCACTATATATATTAGTATTGTTAGAACCAGATATTTCAACAAAAATTTGACTTTCTGATCGAATTAAAAATACATTATCTTTTATATTAATATCAAATGATCCAGTAACTGTTAGATTATTATCAAAATTTCCTGAACCAGAAACATCAAAATTATAAAGTGGAAGAGATTTATTAATACCTACTCTACCCATCATTGATCCAGAATATGGATCTACATATTCACTAAAATAAGATCCTGTAGCAAATATAATGGATCCTATATTGATAGAATCTTTTCTATTATTTTCTAGAGTTATATTTGTACCTAAAATAATATTATTAGCTCCTACTCCTGTTCCACCAACATTTTTACCAACTTGGTATCCCATAAAAATGGAATGACTAGCTTGTGATGATGAATAACCAGAGTGGTATCCAAAAAAGTTTGAATTATCAGCATTAGTAGCTCTAAATCCAGAAAATTCTCCAAAAAAGTTTGAATATGAAGCATTAATAGCATCTCTACCAGCAGTTGGTCCTAAAAAGTTAGAAGCACTAGCATTAGTAGCATTTTTACCAGCTCCAGTTCCTATAAAATTTGAAAATTGAGCATTAGAAGCGAACTGTCCAGCATTTGATCCAAACATATTTGAATAAGAAGCATCTGAAGCTGAATAACCTGCATTTTCTCCAAAAAAGTTTGAATATAAAGCTGTTTGAGCTCCATATCCAGATCTATATCCCATGAATATAGAATGTACACTAGTTAAAGCACCATCTCCTGCTTCAAATCCAAAATATATAGAGTGATCTGGATTTAATTCTTCTGATACACGACCTGCTCTTGGATGTGTAGAAAATAAAGTATTACCTGTAGTAGAGATAGGATATGAAGATGTTACAGCGGTTTCAGCATAACTAGCTGTACCAAGTATTGCTCCTCTAAATTCTGAAGCAGAAACATATCCTGATACTTCTAAATAGCTTCCGCTAAATAAAAGAGAACCACCGCTTCCGCTTAATAGAAGTGGTACTGCTATTTGATATCCTTGTATTAAATTACTCATACTTTTTAAACAAATTTACCGAATACTGACATTCCTTCAGTTGTTACTAAATTATATCCTAAACTCGCTGTGTCGATAACTATGTCAATATTACTTCCATTTTGGGTTACAGATAATACCAAATTATTTGGTATATATGTTGAGTTAATAATAACTTCAAAATTTGTTTTATTTGTTGAAGGTAATGGTGAAGGTGCCGCATATATAGTACTATTTAAAACACGTATAGTATTATTACTAGGTAATGATAAATTGGCTCCAGTTTTAGTTACAATTGTACTTAAGTAAATTAACGCCTCGTTAGGAGTTTCTACAATGTTGATTGTTTGAGCTTGAGTTGGGAAATTAACACCCTTAGATTTATTTCTACCTTTAATGGCTGTACCTATAGTGAATATTTCAGTATCATCTGTTTCTAGATTAAATACAATTTGAGCTTTAGAAACATATTTCTTTGGATATGATATATCTCTATTTACTGTATCTGGAATAATATATCCATTTAAAGTAATAGTGAAATTAGTTCTTGTAGTTCTTTCTTCATTAACCGCATATTCAGTAGATGTAGCAAATTGTTCTATATTAGCTCTAAATTGAAATCTACCTGACTCACCCCAGTATGTATTTGCAGCATATTGAAATGCTTCTGTAATTTTATTATTTTGTTCTAAGTGATTAGTAAAAATAACAACTGAATAAGTTAAAGTAACATACTCAGGCATTACAACTAATCTGTATTCTTTAACAGGATCTCTATTTGTTAAAGCTGTAAAATTATCATATTGATTCTTTTTTGTATATCCTGTTTCAAAAACATGTAAGTTTTGAGGATTATTCGCTTCAAGTTGAGTACCTCTCTTTCTATTAGCTTCCATTCTATCA